GGCAGCAATTTCTTCACCGCCTATAGACGCAATTTTGCTGTACAACAAACGGTCACGCGAATCCATTGGGAAGGTGCCAGCAATGGTGGTGGTGTCTTTGGGGTCTACACCGGGTTCTGGCAAGCCAATAGGTGTAAGGCGAATTGCAGTGTTATCGCCTGTGTGGTACAGCACGCCATCTACAATTTTATATCTGGCGTCTTCTATTTGCAGCAGCTTAATTGCTGCATCGCTTTCTGGGGTTGGCCCAAACTTTCGTATGTGTGCAGCAATTGCCTGTGGCGTGATTTTGTTTGGCTTCCCAGAGGCAGGTTGTGACAATGCATTTGGGTCAACAGGTGCATTTGGGTCAACAGGCGCATTTTTTATTGCACCGCTTCCTGTAAGCATTTCGTCTGTGCCTGCCATTCTTTGGCGTATGAGAGCTTGCTCACGACGTGACTGCGCAAGCTGGAGGTTTGCTGCGGCGGTGTCTATCTCTTCTTGGCCGAGCCTTGCCCGCGTGTCCTCGTAGTTCTTTGCGGCCATTCCAACGGCTTCACCAAAGTTTCCTTTGGAAGACAGCAGCCCTTGGCCGATTGCCATGAGGTAGGGGTCGTAGTTGCGCTGTTGACGCGCTGAGTAGGCACCCATGACCCGCTGCATAGCCGCGTCAACGTCATCGTCCTCTTCAACCGGCACGCCATACGCTAACTTTACCTTCAACGTGGACAAGGCTCCTGATTGTTTATCAGCCATGATTTATGTCCTTTTAGCCAAACGTGTTGTAGTAATCGTAGTAGGCATCACTATTCATGCCCGTATTTGGGTCAACGGTTGTGTCAACAGGCGGCGTAAAAGGGGGGGCAACGTAACCGGGCGTTGGATTTCCATAATCATCAAACGGCGTGCCTGTTATTGGCCCAGAACCACCACCTCCGCTTGGGTTGTATGTTCCAGAACCACTGGTATTGCCGCTATTGATACCTTTGATGTAGTTAGAGAGGCTGCTACCGGCAGCAGACGCTAGTCCAGAAATTCCTGTGCTGTTAAGAATGCTTTGCAAGCTGTTGGGCGTCATGATTATTTCGTTTGTCACGGGGTCGCGCAGGAATTCTCCTTTTGCATTCCGCGCTGGGCTTGAGCCAAAGCCACTGGCAATCTGTGCGCCAACGCCAAGCGTTTGAGCCAGTGGTGAGCCTTGGTAGTAGCTTGTCTGCATTGGCCCCGTGGTGGCCGTTGTAGAGCCTCCGGGCACGGTGAAGCCACGCATCAAGCCAGCCACATTGGTGGCGGTCTTCAGTGGCGCGTCAATCAACGACTGGTTGTACAACTGCTGCTCTGTACCGGCCTTGGTTAAAGCACCGGCACCAGTTAGGCCAAGCGTCTGTTCAGACGTAGCAAGGTCACCTTGCGTTCTTGCTGCTTGGTTCTGCAACTGGGCATTGTTCATTGCAGCCGTCACGGCAGCGTTGTAGCCTTTGTCCAGTGCGCCAAATTGTTGACCAGTAAGGTTAGACTGCAAGTCAGACATTGTTTGACCCATTGCATTGGCGTAGCGCTGGCTACCAAGACCGCCCGTGCTGACAAAGCCAGCCTTGAGTTGCGGCATCAGGTTGCGCTGGATGTTCTGCTGTTGCAAACGAGCCATCTCGTCCACTACGTTGGTGGTGTACGGACTCATGAAACTTTGTATCTGCGGCGCTGCACCAGCGGCTGCGGTGTTGGCCGTAGTAGTGGCGGCGGCAAGACCGGGCCTGTAGGCTGTTGCGGCACCGGGCGTTGCAGCAAAACCTTGCTGCTGCATCTCCGTTAGGGGAGCTACTTGATTGGGGTTCGCTATGGCCGTCTGACCAGCTTGAGACAAGCCAGACAAGTAGTTGGTGTAATAACTAGGCGCGGCGCTAGTAGTGGTTGCGGTTGTGGTTACGTCTGGATTCGCCCGCGTGTCAAAAATGCTATCAGCCATGTTTAGCTCCTTGCCTTAGTGCGCTTGGTGTTCTTCAGGAAATCCAGCGGTGACTTAATCTCGGGCGGCAAATCTTTGGGTTTTGCTGACCGCGCATGGGCACGAATGCCGTGCATCATGTCATATAGTTTATCCGACCCTGCTTTTGTGGAGCCGTTTCCAATTGCCGCTACCACATCGGCTGGAAATACAAACTCACCGTCCGCCAGCATGGCCGGGATGTCGTCCGACTGGCCGTCTCCAGCGCCTGTCACAGCATCCCCGTCGCGGAAGTCCACTCGCATCTTGCCGCCATGCGCCATCAGGGGCACGCTCAAGCCGCCTTGGGCATACCGGCCATATCTTGTCCCGCCAATTGCTCCACCAGCGGCAGCAGTCTTTAGGTTAGTCCTCATAAATGGAGAGGAATTTTCTGAGGCGTACCCGTAGTCATCGTAAGGTAGTTCATTCTCCCCCGGCGACAAAATATCTTGAATGGGTCGGTCAAGGCCGTAGGTGTAAGAGTTCATGTTGTTTCCTTGCGGAGCTTGATTACTCAATGCGTTTTGAACGGCATTTGGGTCATTTGATTGCTGGAATTTAACGAATTTATCCAAAGCACTCTCAAATTTAGGTTGATTAACAAGTGTCGTTTGGAAGTCGGGCGACACATTGCTTTTAGGGGTGGCCGACTCGCTGTAGTTGGCCGCAGCCAAAGAGCCAATGCCAAAGGCCGCATTCCCAAGAGCGTTAAGGGATGTGCTAGTTGGTTTCTTTACAGGGACAACAGGCTTTACAACGGGCGGCACCACAGGCGGCACCACGGGCGGAATTACTGGTGGAACCACAGGAGGAGTAACCGGCGGAGTAACCGGAGGAACCACGGGTGGCGTTACAGGCGGGGTGACTGTTGGGGTGACTGGCGGAGCCACAGGCTCTGGAACAGGCTCAGGGGTAGGCTCAGGGGTTGGTTCAGGAACAGGTTCAGGAACAACAATAGGGGTAGGAACAGGTTCAGGAGCGGGGATAGGCTCAAGAACAGGAATAGGTTCAGGAACGGGGACAGGGGCAGGCGGCGTTAATAATTCATTTTGCCTTTTTAGGCGTTCCGCTTCTGCCTCAGATTGATTCGGCATAGTGCTGTCATACAACTCGGTAACCGGAGCTTGCTCTATTGGAATAGTGCCAACGCTAGGCTCAGGTACAGGAGGAGTAACAGGAATAGGCTCAGGAACGGGGACAGGCTCAGGAACAGGCTCAGGAGCGGGTGTAGGCACCGGCTCGGGAACAGGAGCGACTTCCGCTACTGGAGTGGAGACAACAGGGTTTGCTATTGCGTCCAATATTTCCTCAACCGTTTTCGGCAAAGGAGAAGGTTCAGGAGTGGGCGCAGGTTCAGGAACAGGTTCTGGAGTAGGTGCAGGCTCAGGAACGGGAGTAGGTTCAGGAATGGGTTGAAGAACGGGAGCAAGTTCAGGTGCAGGAACTGGCTGGGGGGCAACTTCAGGAATGGGAGAAGGTTCAGGAACAGGCTCGGTAACAACTTCCTCTACTGGAGGGGGTGTAACTGGATTGGCTATCGCGTCCAATATTTCTTGAATTGTTGGCGACGCAGGAGTAGGTTCAGCAACAGGAGCGGTAACAGGCTCGGGGGCTGGCACAACAACAGTCGAGCCAACTGACGCATCAGGACTCACTTGCACAGTAGAAATATTTCCGTTTTCAGCTACAACAATGGCAGAACCGGTGTAGCGGTCTACTTGAATAATCGTTGCCTCCGTCTCCTTCGGAGGCTCTGGTACAGGCTCAGGAATGGGTTCAGGGATAGGCTCTGGCACAGGCGTTGGAGCAGGAACCGGCTCAAGGACGGGAGCGGGGGCGGGTAAAACTTCGGGAACAGAAATAGGTTCAGGAACAAGCTCAGGAGCAGGGATGGGTGCAGGCTCAGGAGCGGGAGCAGGGGCCGGTTCAGGAGTTGGTTCAGGGGCAGGCTCTGGAACAAACTCAGGAATAGGTTCAGGAACGGGAACAACTTCCTCCACTGGAGGAGGACTAATTGGATTTGCTATTGCGTCCAGAAATTCCTGTACTGTTGTCGGCGCAGGGGGAGATTCAGGAGTGGGTTCAGAAACAGGTTCAAGAACAGGTTCGGGAGCGGGTACTACAACGGTAGACCCGACCGATGCGTCAGGGCTTACCTGTACAGTGGAGATGCTTCCATCTGGAGCGAGAACAAGAGCATCGCCAGTGTAACGATCCACTTGGATGATGGTTGCCTCTGTTTCTGCTGGGGGAGTCTCAGGTACAGGCGCAGGTGTTGGAAAAACAAGTGGCTCCGTTGGAGGAGTCTCAACTATGGGCGCAGGCTCTATAGGAGCAGGTGATGCCAATGATTGATTTAATCTTGCCAAGCGTTCTGTTTCTGCTTGTGATTGCTCTTGAGTAATGTCCAAACCGCCAACAGGGGCAGACTGAATGGGCGTTGTCTCAATTGGCGTGAGTGCGCTTGGCAGCTTGATGCCATAGTCTTTGAATATCTGCGCCATCTTTGCATCTTCATCAGGGTCACCAGCGTTGGGGCTGAATGTCGCTAATTGAGCGGCTAAAAAGGCGGGGTTTAATCTTGATGCAACTTCGGCAATGGTCAGTCCAAATTGACCAAGGCTCCGCTCTAGGGCAGGCAGCATTACCTTGTAGTTGGGGTCATTGGCTGCTTCTTTAACTAATTGAATCAATCTTTCTGGTTGCTGCAATAGCGCACTTGCCGACATTTCTGCAAGAGGCAACGCACCGGCAACTTGAACGCCGGGAGATTCCAAAATAATGTCGTCAATCCGAGATGACATTTGAGCAGTGGCCTCGTTATTAGCCTGCACCTGTGCATCAGCTACCGCTTGAGCGGCGGAGGCTGCTTGCGCTTCTGCTGCAAATATTGCTGCTTGAGCCTGCTCTGCCGCCGCTGCTGCCGCTCTGAATTCCGCTGCTGTTGTTGCTTGCGCTTCTGCTTCTGCCGCAGCTTGAGCTTGAGCTGCTGCCTCTGCCCGTGCATTCTCAGCCGCTTCTGCTTGCGCCTGCGCTGCTATTTGCGCTTGTTCGGCGTTTCTTGCATCCTCCGCCATTTTTGCTTCCGCTTGTTCTCTGGCCGCTTGCGCTCGTGAGGCTTCCTCTGCTGCTATTTGGGCATCTCGGGCGTCTCTAGCTGCTTGCTCTCTGGCTTCTTGTTCGCGGGCTGCTTGCTCCCTAGCGGATTGAGCAGCGTCAGCAGCAGCTTTTGCGTCCGCTGCCATTTTTGCGTCCGCCGCTTTTGCGGCATCTCTAGCCGCTTGCTCACGGTCAGCTTGAGCTTTTGCTTCACTAATTTTTTGGTTTGCAAAATTGCTGATGGCGTCGGTATTTGCTGCCCCATAAGCAGTGCCAGCAAATTGCTTGGCCTCTTCTTCAGAAACATCAAGACCAAAGTCACGCTTCAATCCAGCCTGAACGTCGGTGATTGACATCTCACGACCAGCGCCTTCATTGAATTTAACTTTAGAGCCATCCTGAGCCGTAAAGTTCATGTCCTTCTGTTCGACGCCAGCAGCGTCTGTGAAAACTTGTTTGCCGTCTTGAACAAACTTGCCTTGAGTGGTCAGCGACATGCCGTTGGAAAGCGCCCAATTGCCGTCAGCATCTTTGCCCGTGACCTTGAGTGCGCCAGAATTCAGGGCGTCAATAGTTGCATCGCGTGTGGCTACCGAAGCCAATGCCTTGGTGTAGTTCTCAGAAGAACGGTCAGCGGCCTCCTTGGTTCTAGACCAAGCGTCATATTTTGTTTGATAGGCTTCGGATGAGGCTTTTAAGTTGGCAGCAGTAGAGCCTCCAATGGAAGTGTCCTCAACGTCTCTCCTGATAGCGGCAAGACTGGCGATTTTTGAATCAACAGAATTTTTGGTGGCAGTCAAGCTATCAAGAGTTGGCTTGATGCTTTCGTACAGTTGGTTTGCTTGTTCGGAAATAGATTTTGAGTTTGCAGCAGCAGCATTTGCGGCATTGGCGGCTGCACGGGCGGCACCTTCAAATGATTCTTTTTCTGGAGGATTGAAGTCATATACAGGAAAAGTTCCTCCGTTCCTTCCGCCTCTGTCTTCATAGCCAATTAGCTTGCCCATGCGGGTGTCATCTCGGCCCATTCTGATTTCGCTATATCCAAGTTGGCGCAACTTCTGGTCGTAATTTTCAGAAGCCCACTTGTTGTCCTCGTATATCGCCTTTTGCTGGTTGAACGTATTGACAGCGTTGTTGTTCTCAGCAGTTAACTGGTCGTATCGGGCTTTGAACGGGTTGTATTTTTCTTCAATGGTTTTTTGATAACTGGCGGATTCACTGTTGATTTCATTGCGCAGGCTTTCGCCTTTTTTAAGCTGCGTGTCGTATTGGGCTTTATCTGCAAGGTACTTGTCCTGAGCAGACTTTGCTGCGTCAGTATTTGTTGTCAGCGCTTTGTAGGTCTCTTTGGCTTTATCCAAAAGAGCACTGCTTCCCATGTTGATGGTGGCGTAAGCAATGTAATTCCCAAGAGCTTGTGCAGGGTCTCCCTTGCCAGAAACAAGGGTGTTCAAAGCGGTGCTGGTTGCACCCTTCATCATGTTCAAAGCCTGCGGGCTAAAGCCCCAGTTCGGGTCTTTGTTAAGGGAGTTGAAGTAACTGTCAGTGGACGAGTAAACCAAGCCAGATGTAAAACCAGAACCAATGGCTTGGTCAATTGGCTTGCCTGTAAGCGCTGCACCAATACCGCCCACAAGAGCAGAGTTCATGCTTGTAGTGGCAATCTTTGCAATCTGCACAGCTTGGTCAACAGGCAGATTAAATTTCTCCATCATGGAGTCAGTGAAGTCGCCCGCCCACGCATTGCTGGTGTAGTTCTTGATGTCCATGCCAATTTGCGTGTTGGACATGAAAGACGTTGTTGCATACGACACGGCAGCAGACTTTGCTATGTCCTCAAGATTGCCGCCTCTTGCTCCGGTAATCACCGCAGCAGTCACATAAGGAGGGATACCCAAATAGGCACCACCAACCTGCACTAAGGTCGGCACAGGGTCTTTGGCAATGGCTTCAAGGTTTTTACCAAGAGAATTTACCGTGCTTGTAACGGCGTTTCCAATGCTATTGAGCGCGTCACCGGCAATGTTTATGACGCCGCCAATTATGTTTCCAATGCCACCAATAGCACCTGATACGGCTCCCATGTTTAGCTCCTCTTTTTGCCAGTAGACATGGCAAATAAACCGTTGGTGCTATTGAAATTTGTCTTGATGGCGGGGTCGTTTAGTTTTTTTGCGGCCATCTTCAAAACCCTGACAATCTCAGGTGTGTGCGTAATAGCAAAGAGAACATCAAAGCCCATCTTGCGGGCCGACTGCATGAACTCAATCATGTTGTTGACCAAGTTGTCTGCGGTATCGCCGTTGTAGCTCCGCACCCAGCCAACCCGACCCTCAAAGGCGGCGATGGTGAACAGCGTATTGCCCGCACGGATGCGAATCAAAGCCTTGTCGCTGTACTCTTTAATCATCATAGAGTAGAGCATTCTTTCAGTGGAAACGCGCCCTTTTTTTGCCGCCTTCTCAACAACTTTTTGGCTGTGCTTGTCTTCATGCGCGGCCACCGCAAAAATGTCGGTGGGGTTAAGCATATGCTCCTTAGAGCTAACCGGGCGGATACTTGCAACGCTCATGCTGTAACCTCCAGATAGCGTCGGTCATCCACCTTGTTGGGATGGAAGTTAGGCAAATAAATCTTGAGCATTGGCACAAATACCTTGACTGTCATGTGCCACACCCATTGGAAAAAGTCAGTCCAGTCCTTCAGCCGCCTGAAGCTGACGCCTCTGAGGGTGTAGCCCACAATAAATTTGATGACGTAGACCTGATTTTGCCTTGCAATTGCCCGCAGGTCAGCATCTGAGTAGCCCAAACTGCGCCAAAGGTCAATGGCTAAGTCCTTGTGGCCAATTTCTTCACGGGCGTGCCAAGCAAAAAGTTTGTGTTCACGTCCCTTGCGGCCCTTGAACCAGTCAAGGTACATCCGACCCATGCAGGCCGCAAAATGCTCAATAGAGACCATTGTGCCCAACCAAACCTTGTTGCCGGGGCGGCGGTGAATAATGCGGGTCTTCCGGTACTCACCGTTTGCAATCTCAGTGATTCTAGCCCGTGCGTTGTAGGCATCGTGAGCGCTGGCATGAGCCAACTCCTCACGCACAAACTGTTCAATTCTGACCCTTAGTGATTCATCTTTGACCAGCGGCAAATGGTGCTTGGCTACAGCGACGAACGCACGCTCCCATGCCGGGAACAGGATGCTTACCGCATCACAGTGCCGGGTAAAGAGCTTTGAGTCATCGCACCAGTTTGTCATGTTGATGAAGTTGCAGGGTTAACTGCGCTCACAAGTGCCTCTGCCCATTCGTGCCAATCGTCGTACTGATCCGTCCTCGGGATCGCCTCGTTGGTAAACACATCAATTGCGGACAGGCCATTGCCCCAAGTCTTCCAGTCGGTATGGGCATTGGGTATCTCAAGCTGCTGCGGGGCGTAAAGCTCACACATGATGCTTGCCCACGACTCAAATGTATGGAACCGTGGGTCGTATACGAGAGCAGGGTTAAGAGCCATACGGTCTTGTGTCCCCAACGTCTGCGTGCAGCAAGGTCTTGCCTAGTTGGTAGTCGCCGCCCGCAACGTCAGAAGTGAAAATTAAGCGTATCTCGCGGCGCTGTTCACGCATGTCAATCTTGCCGGTGTTCTTGTCAAACAAATAGGGCGTGCTTTCAACATCCTGCCCTTGCGCAAAGGGCCGACCAGTGACAACCAAACTCATCTCGCCCTCCATGATGAAGTCAGGCTCAACGCGCTCCAGCCGGTTCCATTTGTTGAGACCAACAGGCGCGGTTTCAGATGGGCCACCGGCCACCCAGCCAAGGTCGCTGGTCTCAAAGAAGCTCTCAATTGCCAGCACATCCTGACCGTTGACGCTGTCCACGCCAATCTCATGCTGAAATAGTTGGATGAGGTCTGGCTGGGTAGAGAAGGTCAGCGTTGTGGTTGCGGAAGCGGTAGCCGCCGCAGATAACAAAACCGCCTGCTGGTAAATGGTCTGCACCTTGATGGAAAAACCCGACCCAGTTCCGCCAATTGATGCCGCCGAAGCGCTCAAAACATTGTCAATGGCATAGGCAGCGCCACGGGAGGTGATGGTCACGGATGTGACTGCCGCACCAGACACCACCACGGTGGCCCTTGCGCCCGTTCCAGAGCCTCCAGTGAGGATGACGTTGGTGTAGGTGCCGTTGGTGTACAAAGACCCGCCCACGAGCGTGTACAGGGCTTTGATGTTGCTGGATGTAATGCCGTTGACCAGCGACCCAGAAACAATACCGGCACCAGACACCAGTTGCTCAAGGATGATGTTGCCGTCATAGGTGTCCGTGTACACCAGAGCGCTGCCTGAAGTGACAAGGAAAGAGCCTGTTGTCACAGGTGCCTCAACGGTTGCGTCCCATGACGCCTCCACGGGGTAGGCAAAAACTTGGGAGAAGTACCCAGCAGAGCGCCGAGCGCCTTCTGCTTCCCCGGCGTCATACCATATGTTTTCACGGACGTTGTAGATGATGGCGTCGGTGCATTCGGTTGCGTTGCCACGGGGATAAAACCACCACACCTCGCCGAACCGTGGCACCTTGCTCACCCAGACCTTTTGACGCTCTGCGTAGTTCAGGTTGTCAAAGAAGTAGTTCTGGTTCATGGTGTTGGGGATTTCCTTGACCACGCCGTTGTACAGCAGGAAACGGTCAACGCCACACCAGTAATACACGCCGTCGTACTCAATGGCAGACTGCGAAGACAAAATGGAAGACTGGCTGCTGATGATGTCGTAGCGCCAGTATTGCGCAGGAGTTCCCTGTCCGCCGATGTAGGACACTCGGACTAGGCTGTCAAGGCTCCAGAACAGCCCAGAAGGCGCGTTTGAGCCGCCCCTGACTGGTAGCCCTTGGACAATCTTTCCGGTCGCTACGTTGGTCTCATTGGCATCCGCAGAAACCCAGTCTTGGGCGTTGCCTGCGGCAGAGTTTCTAATCAACCCGTCATTGCCATACACAAAGACGTAGGGGTGAAGCGAGACCACCCCGCCCGACACTGCGACGTTGTTGTTGAAGGTCAGCGTCACCGTGCCGCTTGCGGTAGCTGGCAAGGACATGACCACAGTGGTGGTGACAACAGATACCACTCGTGTACCCGACGAAATACCTACACCAGAAATGGTTTGCCCTGCGCCAATAAGAGGATTTGACGCAGCCAAGGTAATGGTGGCGTTGGTGTTGACCGTGGTGGCAGAGGCGGTAAACACGCCAATCTGGCTCATGGTTGTGCCAGCGATGTCGCCAATCAGTACAGGGGTGTTTACCGTGCTACTGATGCTGTTTAGGTTTTGGCATGGCGCGGCAAGAATGGCCCGCAAGCCAGAGCCAGAAACATCGTAGAAACCATCGAACTGCCACAGGTTGTTGTCGCTGGCGGTAAAATCACTAAGGGTAAAATCTTGAACACCAGAGCCGATGCCGTTCTCGTCAATGGTCAGGACTTGCAGCCCATCGTTGTACCCGCTAAAAATGGACGTAAGCGCGTTCTGGGTGTTTACCCAGATGCCACGGGAAGGGCCGGTCAATTGGCTGGATATGACCCTGTATCCGCCCATCTTGCGCGGGCGACCACGCTGAAACCGAACCCACTTTCCGTCTACATAAAAACTCATGTCAAACACCGTCCCATCCCGCTGAATTCCAGCAAGGGTGTCAATGGTGAAAACTTTTTGGGTCATACGAAGGTGCCGCCAGCAACGCCGCCTGTGAAGTTGCCTGTGCCGACAATAGCCAAGCCGGTGGCCGACAAAGTGGAACGCAACACACCCAAGATGGAAGTGTTGAACTCGCCCGAAGCGGCGCGATAAACGCCAGTTGATGTTTCGGAAGAAAAATTCAAAGCTGGAGCGCCGACAGTTCCGTTGGTCAGTGAAATGCTACTTGCGCCAGCCAGCACGGTGTTTGCGTTCAGTAAGTTGACCGAGTCACAAAGCAGGGTGGACTGCTGCCCTGCGGGGACTGTAGCCACGCTTCCACCCGTGTTGGTGGTGAAGGTGATGGTGAAGTTGGACGCCGTTCCGTCCGTCTGGTTGGTGATGTAGTACACCTGAATGGTCTGAGGCACGATGATGGTCACGTTGCCAGTCAAAGTGCCTGTGTACTTCTGAACCACGTTTGACGCTTCTGCCGATGTCAGGGTGTAAGTTCCCGTCACCACCGCTTTGGTCAACTGGGTAAAGTTGAACTGCGCCGCTTGGCCTAAGCCGACGGTGTAGAAAGCAATCCCAGAGCAGCAAATCATGCAGGAGTCGGCTGGCTGCAAAACAATTGAGGCAGAGCCGTTGATAAGTCCAGAGGCCGGGGTCACCGTCAAGGTGCCAGTGCCTTGGTTGCGCACCAGCATGTACCAGTCATCGCCCAAAGTGGTGGCTGCGGTAAGACCAAGCGTTGCAGCGCCGCCAGTCCAAACATAGGATGCCGCTCGGTCAGAGGCAAGTGCGGTGTACGCGGAGGCAAACGTGGTTACCGGATGGGCGGTGTTTAGGGTGTTGCTAATTGCCTTGATTCCATACCCAGCAAGTGCGGCCGCGTCCACGTTGGAAGAACCGACGCCAAACTGAATCAGACCCCAAGTGCCCGAGGTAGTGCTGTTGGTTCTGATGTAGATGTAAACAGCCGAGCTTGGGGCAACGGTGGCAATCGGGTTAACACCAAGGTAGTCCTTGACCGTGAACGAGTACGAGCCGGTGTTGCGAATCAAGGCGTCCTGACCAACCGATGTCTGGTTGGCTGGCGGCATCAGAAGCGAGAAGGCACCCGTGGTGGACGTCGAGGACACATCCATGATGCGTGCCGCAGCGTCATTCAACGCGCTGCCGTTAATAGGCCACGTTAGTTGGCTGGTGGCCGTCAGGGAAATAGAACGGTACGAGACATCCGTGGGCTGGATGACTTGGCCCGTAAAGGGGGAGGTAAAAGTAGTCATACGTCCTTCGCAATTGCTTGGCGGTCAGCTATACGGATAGCGTTTTCATTCTGCAAGACAGCAATAATTTTGTCGTACTGCGCTTGCCACATTGGGATGCGCTCGTCGTTCTTCAGGAAGGGCATTGCTTGCAGCAGTGAGCCGTACAAAAGAGCTTGCGGGGCGTACTCGGTGAACCAGTTGGACTGGTTGGAAGAATCAAGGGGCTGGTTGCGCTCGTAGTACAGCACCTCGTAGGTGTACCCAGTTGCAGGGGTCGGAACCACCAGCCAGTGGTCGTAGTCGTAGTCGCCAAAATATTTGGGAATGTCCGTCATGGTCTGGTCGGGCCAGTATTCACGCAGGTACTCATAGGTGCGCAGCAGGACTGGTTGACGGACTCCGGCCACCGAGACGTTCATGGAAACCGTCTTGCGCCAGCGGGCGGGCTTGGGAATGATGTTCTCGGCCTGCGTCATGGTGCTGGAGACCACCACCAAGTTACCCAAGAACTTGATTTCGGACGCAATAATCTGCTCCGCAAACATGATGAACTGCGGAATCTTGTCAATCGTTTGCGTGTCGGTACGCTCTAGATAGGTCGTGATGTCATCGACCAAGCTGTCATACGTCATTACTGCTGCTACGGTCATGGTTCAGTCCTTGTGTAGAGCGATTGTAAGGTTGGGGTTTAAGCAATCATTGACTCGGCGGCGTCTTGAACGTGGTCTACGCGGGCTAACCAGCCCTTCAGGAACTTTTGTTGAGACGGATTGGTGGTGGCGAGGCCGTTGTAGAAGCGTTGCTTTTGCTCGGCAAAGTTCTTCAGCAGCACGGCGGGGTCGGTCTTGGCTACGCGCCCCAAAGTCCCGGAGCCGATAACACCGTCATCCACGGCTCCCACAGCCCGCTGGAGGAACTTCGCAGCCCGGCCAACCCCTGCGTTCACCGCGAAGTCAAAAACGGCGTAATCGACGCCTACGGGCAGGTCGTCGCACTTCACCAAGTCCCAATACATCTGCTTGTAGAACGGCTTGACGGTTTCCTGCTTCAACGCCTTCATCTCGCCGGGCTGGATGGCTCGTTTGAGATATGCGCCCCAAGCGTCGATGGTCACGCCTAAATTGGTCTCTCCGCCACGGTCTGCCGGGTCGTTGACGTACCCGCCTTCGGACTTGATGATGCGGGCGAAGGAGGCATCAAAGTTTTCTTTCACGGCGTTGGCTCCTTGTCAGTCTCGCCGTGGGACAGTTTCACACCAGCCAACAAACCGATGAAGCCGCCCACAATCGTTTGGAACGCAGGCGAGATAAGTTTGAAAATCTCGGCGTTGTCCACTTTTTCGTCAAACAAGCCTGCCATCAAAACTCCAACCATGCCAACGACAACAATGCATAGGGTAAAGCTGACCATAAGGGTTACAAGAAACGTCAGTTTGGCTTTCATTTTGCTGCAACCCCATTGATTTTTTCCGCAGTTCTAAGGGTTCCAAGCCCAAGCATCCCAATTAAAAGTGGCATCATTGTGCCAACATCCATTTGGGGAAACTTGACGGGATTACCGTATAGCGCACTACCCCACTCAGCAATTGGGCCAATGACGAATTGAATGGCAAACCCGCTGCCGCATACCCAACCAATAAATGGTCGCCATCCGCTGACAAAAACATTTGGGTTTGCGGCCTCTTCTTTGTTGATGGCTAGTTGGCCTGCCATCTGGGCAAGCTCACCCGACTGCTGCATCTTGAACAGTTCCAGCTTTGCAGCCGCAGCCTTCTCGGGGTCGGGCCAGACCCGGTCAATTACTTTGCCGCCAATGTCAAGCAGCGCGGATAGTGGGTCAAGTGCCATGCGGTTCTCCTATTTGTCAGCCTTGCTGTCGAGCTTGTCAAAAATCTGCTTCAGGATGGTCTTAACCTCCGCAATGTCCTCGCGGTAGTCACCCTTGATGACGTAGGTGGTCGGCAACGCATTGACCTTGTCTTCGAGCTTCTGTATTTGGCGGGTCATGCTGTTCAGCACATAAACAGCAAAGAACCCGGCAATCGCTATGACGATGTTGAATAGCTGCTGGTTTTCCATTTTTACCCAAACACAAAGAAAAACTTGCCGCCGCTGCCCGTTGCGGGAGAGGCAGAACTGAATATCCAACCCAGCGACCCGTTGTTGGTTGAGTTTGCCCCGGCGTAAAAAGTGTCCGCAAGAGAATATGCACGAACGCCCGTTATGGTTAGGTAGTCAGTTGTGGCGGATGTGGCCTGCCCAACGCCTGTGTAGACCAACGTGCAGGGGCTGGATGCTGATGAGCCTTGAACCGTCAACACCCGTCCAACTTCGCCTGATGCGGTGAAGCTACCCACCGTTTGAGTGGTTGTGCCAAGAGTGATGTTGGTAGCACCCGTGGCTTTGTAGGTGTTGCTGATGTTAGCAAAGGTGTTGTTGTTCGTGATTGTCAGCGTACCCGCGCCGCCTTGGTCGAGGGTAATGCCTGAGTAGGAAAGACCACCGCCAATAAAACTTTTAGCCGTTGCTCCAGTTAAGGTAATTGTTCCAGTGCCGGTAATCGTAAGGTTGGTGGGTGTTGCTCCAGCGTTCCATGCACCAGCATTTGTACCGGGTACAGTCCACGTTCCAGAACCAACAGCCATAGTCCTAACATTTGATGTAGAGGAAAAATTTAACTGAGTGGTTGTTCCAGTAAAAGTGACGTTATATACATTAGCGTTAAATGTTCCGTAGGCAAGAGTAAGTGCGCCTGTAGTATTGTTAGATGATGAAAAATTATCTTGCAACGTAACAGAACCACCCGGCGTGCTAATTGTGAATCCTTGTGTAAAAGTCCTACCCGCATTGGTAATTGTTTGACTGGTACGGCCCGCAAAAATCAACGTACCCGCTCCCGACAGCGTAGTGCCAGTGCCGTTGACCCAGTTACCGTAAACACCATGAGTTTGACCATCGGCCAACGTCATCGTATTTGTTGTACGGGCAGCCATATTTATCGTGCCAATGTTATAGGCAGCGTTAATAGTGACCGTGTTTCCGCTGGTCAAACCCGTTGCTTCAAAAAGGCAGGTATCTTGGGCAAGAGGGAAGTTGTTGATTGCTGGCGCACCGCCGCTAGATGTAGCCCAGCCTATTGCGCTCCAGTTTCCACCGGCAGCAAGGTTCCAATATTTTGTAGTCCCTGCGCCGAACGTGATGCCACTGTTGCCTTTGCAATCCCCAAGTCGAGTGCCGCTTGCAGGAGCCGCAGCGCCAGCAATAGTGATGTCGCGGAAGTCAGCATCAGTTCCAGCAAATGCAGCGCAGGTCAGTGTTCGTGTCGTGCCAAGGGTGTTGGACTGCACAAACGTCCGCATGGTTGCGTCTGTCCCTGCCGAGATTGTCAAAGTTCCGTTAATGGTTTGATTGGCACTAATAACTTTATTATTGATGGTGCTGGTAGTTGAAGCTCCCAGCACTAAGTTATTAAATGTGTTAACCCCCGTCATGTTTGCAAGTAGTTCTCCAGTAAGGCTAACATTATAAAAAGTTTGGTTGTTGCCTTGAAAATTTAGATTAGATACGGCTATGTTTATCTGTGAAGTACCTGCATTAAAAGTAAGGCTTGCCCGACTAGTTTCAGTTGTGCCAAAACCAATTGCAGAGCTACTACCGTTCATGGTTAACGTAGAGGAGCCAAGAGTAATAGCTGTGATGTTTTGGCCTGAAGCCCTCATGTATGAGGTTGTCAACGAATAGTTTGCGGTTGAAAAAGACCCGTTTACTACGTTAAATCCTGCATTGTTTCCAAGGTCTGCTGCGCTACCTAAAGTCCAGCCGCATCCAACACCGTTAATTTGTACGGTGTCTGTGCCACCCGCTGAAAGACTAACTCCGTTTGTTGTAAATGTTTTACCTGTTGCAGAACCAGATAAAATAATTCCACCAGTATACGACCGAGTAATACCAGTAGCCGCCAAGCTCACATTACCGTGAATTGCTAATGGTGCAGTACCCGCCCATGTCACGTTGCCCGTTGCAGGGCCAGCCATAGTCAAGGCAGCGCAACGAAGTTGTGTGGCTGTGCAAGTGACGGTGTAGGCTGTGGCGTTGGACAGCGTGTCAAATATCACCGCATCGGCAGAGGTGGGTACGGAAGCCCCGCTAACGCCTCCAGAGGAGGTTGACCAGTTGGTTGTGCTTGCCGCAGTCCATGTACCCGTACCGCCTACCCAGTAGCGGGTTGTGGCGGTAGGAGCAGCGGTAAGAATAACGCCTGTGCCTGTACCTGTGCTGTTGGCTCCAGCGTAGAACTCTCCGGGGCTTGTGGCTATGAAGCCAATCGTTCCCATCGCAAGGTAGTCAACACCCGACACACGAGCGCCAGCAATGACATGGCTTACCCCTGTACCCGTCACCGTGACTACGTTGCCAACAGTACCTGTCACTGTCCAAGCGCCAAATGTTTGGGTAGTTGTTCCGAGGGCAATGGTGTGCGCTACGGTTTTGGTGCTGGCAAGTTCGGTGAATTGATTGTCGCCTGTGATTGTGGTTGTGGATATTCCAGTTGCGCCACCGATAGTGAGTTTGTTGTAAGAAAAAGACTGCCCCGAAAATGTTCGGTCGGTGGTGGTAGTGTTGGATAAAACAATATTAGCTGTGCCTTTGTATAAAACAGAACTAGCGTTAAATGACCATACACTTCCGGTTCCAGATAGCGTCCACGTTCCAGAACCCATTTTTAATATTGCAGCACTGGATGGGCCACTAAGTGCATCTGCTGTAAAGTTGTACGCCACAGCATCAAACGTACCACTAAGATGGGTAAAACCTCTACCTGCTATAAGCGTCAAAGCATCAGCAAGTTGAACAGTTCCTGTGCTGGAGTCAACGGCTACAAGGCAACCAAAAGACACACCGTTGCTGGTAATAGTTTGAGTTCCTCGACCCCCAAAAGTAATTGTGTTTGCATTGCTGGATGGCGAAACGCCTGTACCAAACGTCCAGTTGCCGTAAACCGTTGATGCGGCACTGGCTGTCAACGTCATTGCACTGGTTCGTGCTGATGCGTCAAATGTACCGATGTTCCACACGGCCTCAACAGTAATTACTCCCGTCACGCTTCCTGTATTGTCAAAGACAGCGGTGTCTTGAGCTAATGGGAAATTGTTAAGCGCAGGAGTGCCGCCAGAGCTTGTGGCCCAAGCCGTGGCAGACCAGTTCTGCGCTCCTGCCAAGTTCCAGTAAACAGTTTTTGCACCGGGAAATGTAATACCTGTGTTCCCGCCGCAGTTACCGGCGCGGGTTGGGGAGCTACCAGCGGCTGCTCCTGCAATAGTGATGTCGCGGAAGTCGCAATCGTCAGCAGACAGCGTTGCTACGGTAAGGGTGCGGGTAGTGCCAACGGTGTCAGAGCGCAAGAAAATGCGGCGAACAGCCGAAGCGCCCGCACAGGTCAGTGTTCCCGTGATGGTTGCAGTTCCAGAAAATAAATATCTGAGAGCGCCCGCAGATGCTGGTGCAGTAAACGAAAGATTCCTGTATGTGTTGTTGCCGGTTATTGTGGCTGATATTGCACCAGAAGTGCCTGTAAAAGATACATCATAAAAAGTTAAATTTGCACTAGTTAATTGTGTTCCTGAAGACGCTCCAGAAAAAACAATGCTTGATGTTCCTGCATTAAATGTTAAATTAGTAATTGTTCCCGCATCTATGGCAGAAGAAGTGCCACTCAAAGTTACCGTACTAGAGCCAAGAGTAATAGTTCTTACATTGCTGTTACTAGATATCAATGATTGTGCAGTGACGTTGTAGTTCTTGGTGTCAAACGTGCCGTTGGTGACAGTTAAGGCGGTTGTGCCAATATTTAACGCATCAGCAAGTTCAACTGAGCCGCCGTAGGAATCAACGGTTAACGCTTGAGTAAATGTTCTGGTTGCACTAGTAATTGTTTGAGTGTTACGCCCTGAATAAGTAAGTGCGGCTGTGCCAGATAGAGTTGTTCCAGACCCGTTTGTCCAATTGCCATAAATAGCAAATGCGGTTGTAGCCAACGTCATCGCACTTGTGCGACCAGACATATCTACCGTCCCCGTGTAGGGAATGGCAGCATCCATCGTGATGGTTCCAGTAACACTACCCGCATTAGTAAATGTTGCGGTATCTTGCGCTAACGGGAAGTTGTCTGTTGATGGCGTTCCTGCGGATGTAGTTGCCCAGCCTGTCGCTGACCAGTTCTGCGCCCCTGCAAGGTTCCAGTACACAATCTTGGCGGTGCTGAATGTAATGCCAGAGCAGCCCCGCAGGTTGCCTATACGAGTCCCAGAGATGGGCGCAGCAGTGCCAACAACGTAAAGGTCACGGAAGTCTGCGTCAGTCAGGCTTGCTGCGCTGTTGACGGTAAGAGTTTGGGCAACGCCGTAGGTCGCTCCTTGGAACAAGACTCGGCGGTTTCCTGCTGTGCCTGTGGTAGAAAGTGCGCCGCTAATTGTTTGGCGAGAATCAAAGGTTAGTATTATCACTCCCGCAGAGGAGGGGCCAGTAACTGATAAATTGTTAAATGTGTTTATTGACCTAATGCCGTTGGTTCCCGCCGATGTACCAGTTAATGATACATTGTAAAAAGTAACTCCAGTTGCACCAGTTGGCCCACCTGTAATTATTGAGCTAATTGATGAGCCAATTATTGTTGACGTTCCAGCGTTAAAAGTTAAATTTGTATTTGTTGAAAAACTTACCACTGACGAGCTACTTAGCGTAACCGTACTGCTACCCAAATTGATTGCACGGACGTTGCTATTACTAGAATTTATAGATGTTGCAGTTACATTGAAGTTGTTGGTGGTAAAAGTTCCCTGCGTAAGAACAATTTGATTAGAAGACGTAAACGCATCGCCTAATGTCACAGTAATGCCGCTGCCGCTGATTGACAAAATCCCACTAAAGGTTTTGCCCGCGCTAGTCAGAGTTCCTGTTCCATCGAAGGTTAATGTGCCACTATATGTAAACGTCATCCCTGATACAAGGGTAAAACTTCCAGACACTGTAATTGCAGCACTACCAGCTAGAGTTCCAGTAAACCCAGTGCAAGTGATTGATTTAGCGCCTGTATTGCCAGTAGAGATAGTACAAGTCACTGCACCAGAAGCGGCATCAAAGAACACATCATCAGCAGACGTAGGGATGGCAGAGCCACCAGCGCCGCCAGACGTAGTGGCCCATTTAGACCCCGCCGTACCGTCCCAGTTTGCAGTACCACCAACCCAGAAACGGTTAGCCATGCTTACACCTCTTCAGAGGGAGGTGCTTCTTCAGTCACTTCTTCTACGGGAGGTGCAGTCACCACGGCAATCCAGTTGTCCACGCGCTGCTGCTTCATGGCTTGGATTTCTGCATCGGTGAATGCGTGGTCATCCGGTAAATGCAAGGCATCGCGGAACATGCCGTGAGCGGTATCAAATTCAAAGTCAATCTTCATATCATGCTCCTTATGCTTGAGTCGTTACTGCGACCACATCCCAGCGGGTGTTCGTGCTGTTGTAGATGCAGCCAACATAAACCATTTTATTCGCGGTGGTGGTCGCTGGAAGCGTAACACCGATGACGGTGTAGGTTGCGTTCCAAGAGATGGTCTGGGCCGTGCCGTTGTCCAAGATGCGGAGTGTCAGCCTGTTCCCGTCTACCGGGGTTCCTGTGGGTGCAGCTACGGTCAATCCCACCGCCTGCGCGGTCAGGTTGTACTGGTCAAAGGACGATATGTCAGGCGTCAGCGTGGCCGTCGATGCGGTGCTGGAAGTCCTTGGGTCGATGCGCTTGTTGGTTAACGTGGCAGTCCCGCTGCCAGTTGGGACGCCGCTTGCTGTGTTTGCGTTATTCCCAAGCGCTGTAGCCACCCCGGTGCCCAGACCGGACACGCCCGTGGATATTGGCAATCCCGTTGCGTTGGTCAGAGTCCCGCTGCTGGGTGTGCCCAGAGCGCCGCCGTTGACTACAAAGGAGCCTGCCGTTCCGGTATTCACACCCAAAGCCGTAACAACCCCAGTGCCCGTGGTGGTGGTTGCGGGAGCGGCCCCTGCTCCTCCGCCCAAAACAATTGAGCTTGCAGCCAATGCGGCAGAGGTAGCCCAAGTGGTTCCGCTTGAGAAATATGGAATGCCTCCGCTTGTTCCCGCAACAGTCAGGGCCAAGGTGCCGCTCGTGGTGATGGGAGAACCTGTAACAGAAACAATACCACCAGTAAACGTCTGGGCAACCGATGACACGGTGGCGCTAGATGCCGTAGCTGACGCCAACAGCTTGACGGTTCCTGCACTATTTTTGAAGTACAGCTTCTCATCCACGGTGTTGAGGGCAAGCTCTCCAGCAACCAAATTAGCGGCAAGCGGGGCAGCCGCAGCCGTGGTGCTGTAGTACAGCGATATGGGGGTGTAGCCAGTTGCAGCCATTAGAAAGTACCTCCGAAGATTCCAGTTGTAGCCGTCACAGTTGTGAACGCGCCAGTTGTTGCAGTAGTAGCCCCGACAGTGCCGTTGATGTTAATTGATGCAGTTCCGGTCAGGTTGGTGACCGTGCCGCTGCTTGGCGTACCAAGAGCGCCGTTAAAAGTGATTGGCGCACCAGCAGAACCAATGGAAATTGCCAACGCGGTAGCCACGCCAGTTCCAAGGCCCGAAACACCTGTAGATATTGGCAAACCTGTTGCGCTCGTCAGGGTGCCGCTGCTTGGGGTTCCTAGTGCCCCACCGTTGACCACAAAAGCCCCGGCAGAGCCTGTATTCACGCTCAAGGCAGTTACAACGCCCGTTCCCGTGGTTGTCGTTGCCGGTGCGGCCCCAGCACCGCCGCCAAGCACGATTGCATTTGCGGCCAGTGCCGCGCTGGTGGCCCAAGTCGTTCCGCTGCTGAAATACGGAACACCGCCGCTGGTTCCTGCCACGGTCAGCGCAAGAGTGCCGCTGGATGTGATTGGGGAGCCAGCAACAGAAATTAAGCCGCCAGTGAAGGACTGCGCTACGCTGGTGACGGTTCCGCTTGTCGCTGGCGCAGCCCAAGTAGGTGCGCCGCCTGTGGTGGCCGTCAGGACTTGCCCCGTCGTTCCCGCCGCCGTTGCCACTGGTGTAGCGCCTGCGCCGCCGCCGTACACAACCCCGTACTGGGTCAGGGCTGCACTGGACGCCCATGTGCTGGAGCTGCTGAAATAAGGGATGCCGCCGCTGGTTCCAGCAACCGTAAACGCCGGGGTCGTAGTGGCATTTGCCACCGAAATGATGCCGCCAGTGAAGCTGACGCTGGTGACCGTGCCGCCAGAATTGCTTGCGTTAATAGTCTGGTTGGGCCAAGTTCCGGTAATGACGACGTTTGTGCCAGCCACCAAGGAGGGGGTTGCAGTTCCGGTGCCGCCGTTCAAAACATTAAGCACGCCGTCCAACACAACCGGCCCTGTTGTCGGAGAGGAGGGTGTAAGCCCAGTTGTGCCGCCGCTGAAGCTGCTGACGTCAATATTTGACGCAAAATTAGCCCAAGCGCCGTTGATGTAACCCTCAAACACATCGGTTTCTGTGTTGTAGCGGATCATCCCGTCAAAAGGACTGACGGGGCGGTCTGCTGTGGCACCAGCGGGCACGGTCACGCTGGCCGCGCCGGGGATTATGGGGTTGTTAGCCAAGGCAACAGTTGGGGAGCCACCTACTGCGTTTCCAAAGCTCACCGCAATCTGACTTGCTGTTCCCTGAAGGGTTACCGCTCCCACTCCGCCCGCTGTGGTGATAGTCAGGAGTCCATTGGCACTAAGGTTTGCAAGGTTCAGCGGCGCTCCAATCAACGAGATGACCGGGTCACCGGCTACGCCGTTTCCGTTGGTGATGCTCAGGCCAGTTCCAGAAACCGTGAAGGAACGGGCCGCAATGGCCGTCCCAGACGTTTTTACTTGAAATCCAGTGCCGGAGTTCACCAAAGACAACAACGCGCCTGTAGAGCTGATATTGAACAGGCCCTGCGCACCGCCATCGGTGATGGTCAGGCCGTTGGTCACGCCAACATAGCGGCTGTTTGCCAACTGCGGGGTTTGGGTGACCGTCAGATAGCTGTAGGTCTGGACAGGTGAGCCAGCAAGCGCCGCAGTCGTGGTCTGGACTGTCACCCCATTTTGGACGATAGGAACCGCCTCAGTGCCCGTAATAGCACCAGCGGTTGGGAGTTGGAGTATGGTGACTTGTGCGGACATTATGTACTCGTATTGCTAGGTGGGCTGGGTGCAATCGTATCCTTGTTCCCCGTCTGCGTAGGCGTCTGCGTGTTCTGCTCGGTGGAGATTTGAAACTCGTTGTTGCCGCCAGTCAGCAGGTAGTCATCGTTCGCCGCAACGCTCAAATCTGGGCGGGGAAAGCGGATGTTGATGCGCTCTGTTTTCCTTGCGGGCAGGCGGTACGGGTCAAGCTCGTCAGCGCAACCTTCATTGCACACACGCAGGCCGGGAAGGTTGGGGTCATTCCTCATCACCGAATGGGCACGCTTCATCTTGCACCTATCACAAACCGCAATAGAAAGCGTGGAGTTGCCAAGGGTGTCGAGGAAGATTGGCATTACCGTGTGTACACAGAAATGTTGGGAGCGAAGTAGATAGGCGACTTGTCGCGCTCCTCATCCTCAGCCATCGACAGGTACTTTGCAGCCTGTCCTTCAAGGTATGTCACTCGATTTAAGTCCACACCGGGCAACTCCTGCGACATCTGGTGCGCCAACATGCTCAACACGGCCATGTACCAGCGCTGTGGCACTTCCAGTTCGCCGTACAGGTCGCCCACGTCCATGATTTGGCGCGAGTACCACACCGTCATTTGGTAGAAAGCATTCTGCGGGGTCGGCCACAGCCAGATTTGCGACTGCGGGATGGTGCGGTTAAACCAGAACTGGAACGGCTGGTTGGCCGTGAAGTTCTTGTTGGGCAGGTTGGTGTAGTCGTCGCGGTTCAGGCGCGACATCGTAATTTCAGTTGAGTTGTTGCCGAAGTACAGTTCGCGCAGACTCAGCGTGGTGGTGTTGTAGGCGCGGATGCGGTAGAAGCTGACGTTCTGCCCGTACTCAATGTCCGTCCAAACCCACTCGTTGTTGACCACAACAATGCTGCCCAAGTCCACGAGGGTTTGCCAAGTAGTGCCGTCAATCGAGTATTCGTAGATGATTGACCATGTGCCAGACGCTGCGGGCAAAAACCCGATGGAGCCAACGTAGATGGGGTTGGCCGTACCGAAGTTGACCGAGATGTTTCCATTCGCCGATGTCTGGGTGCAGATGGTGTCCACATCGCCGTCATACAGGTTGGCCGTTGTGCCGCCAGCAGACGAGGTGTACGAGCCGTTGGGCCTGTCCAGATAGCGGTACAGGGCATTCAGGACATCGTTGCCGCCCAGAGGCAGGTCGTAGATGTACTTGTCCGCCGTGAAGCCGTAGACCTTCTTGTCGATGGCCCAGTATTGGATGCCGATGTTGATGAGGTTGGACAGCAAGAAGAACAGCGACTCGCGGGCAGACAGCACCTGCTCCGAAGTCAGTTCTTCCGCCAGCTTGCCACAGCGACGAGCGCCGTGGTCAATCAGGGTCTGTACCGTTATGACGGTAGTGCCAGTCGTACCAGAGTAAGCCATTGGTGTTCCTTACCAGCCGGGACAATTCCACCGCTGCATTGAAGCCCTTGAACGGCTTCCCTTATCGCTTTTCTCAGCTACTGGCTCCATCCGAGCGCAGAAAGAATCGCGTCTTGAACCGCCCTGTGGCTGGGGAGCCTTCAGGTTGGAACCAGTCTCACGATTGTACTTCTCGCGGCCCTTTGCGGTCAGTCCTGCGCCTTGTTTGGCGGGCAGTTTTTCACCACGCCCAATAGCCAAGCTCGGGCCACCATTCTTCAGTTTGGCGGTTTTGGCTGACTCTCGGAAGGCTTCAGCCGTTGGCGCACCTTTGCTGCCCACTCGGCGCATTTTTTCGCCAGAGCCTTCAGCAATTCTTTCACGTTTTGCAGCGATGTTGGCATACAAGCCACCTTCCTTCATGTTCTTGTCGGCCTTGACAAACTCTTTGCCGACCTTCTGCGGGACGCCACCAAACCCGCCCTTGGTGTGGGCCGCAGCCGCCATCAGGCGGTGCTGGGCAGCAGATTTGCTGGGCATGATTACAACGTGCTGTAGGGGTTGACGTAGTGCTTTTGCATCTCCAGCACTATGGTGTAGGTGTCGCCTGCGGAACCATCTAGTGTGGTGAAAGAAATGCCGCCCGTTTTTCCTGCGCCAGCATTGTTCGTCAAACCACCAATTTTTGAATAGTCCTGCGTGTAGGAGTTGTTCTGAGGTATGACCTCAATCACAACAGGCGCGGTAGCAACCCAGTTCATTTGAACTTCCAGTCCGTGGGTCAACCCAGTCACCTTCAAAATGGACACAGCATCGCAAGCCCCACCAGCAGCAGATGCTGCCAAGTTTGCTGGGTTTACCTTGACGACGTTGGTCTCATTTTCAGTCGCGCTCATGGTCGCGTAAAACTTCATGATGGCAATGCGCTCACCATCAAAAAGCGTTTGAGAGGTAGCTGTAATAGCCATAAAAATCTCCAAAGAAAGCGGGGGCCGAAGCCCCCACTTGTTTTAACAAACGCTTCCGCCGCGTTTCTTGCCGGGGGAGACAGTCACAGACTCCTTGGTCTTGGTGACGCTGCCTGCTGCATCGCGCTCCTTGTTAGTCACAGAGCCTTTAGAACCAAACGCACCACGCGCTTTGTTGTATAGCTCTTCCACCATGCTCAACGGGTTCAACGCCTCTTCAAGCTCACGGCTCTCCTTGTCAGTCACAGCCTTGGGGTCTTTGAGAACGTACTTGTCGTTGGGTGAACCACCTTCAGCCAGCTTCAGCTTGTTGGCCGGGCCGTACTTCAGGTTGCTATCCATCTTGGCTTGGCGCATCGCGGTAGCGTTTTCCATCTTGTTGACTGCCTGCAACTGGCGGTTACCCGGAGCGACTTTGCCGCCCTTTTTGTAGGTTCCAGCCAGTTGAGTGATTTCAACAGGAGAAGGGATAGGCTTGCGACCTTGCGGCATTGCCACGGCAGAACCAGCGCTGTTAACACTGCCCCCCGTGGCGAAGTGCTTTTTTGTTGCACCTCCGCGCTTGAAGCCACCAGCATTGCCGTAACTCACGCCACCAGTTTTGGCGGGAGAGTTGTCGTACTTGCCGGTGTCCACAATGGTCGTGGCAGGTGAACCAGAGATGCTTTCTGAAGGAATCATGCCGCCAGTTGCGTAGCCAGCTTGGCCCTTCACGACGCCGCCAGTAGCCATCTTCTTCATGGCTCCGCCACGTTTGAAGCCGCCAGCGTTGCCGTTCTTCACGCCGCCAGTGGTAGCAGGCGAGTTGTCGGGCTTGGCTTGGTACATCTTGGTGGTTGCGTAGTCACCCGAAGAAGTCTCGCTCTGGATGGAGCCACCAGTGGCAAACTTCTTCATCTTGCCGCCTTTTTTCAAAGCCAGCTTGGTGCCCTTGCCGCCCTTATGCTCTTGCATGTCGTGCTGCTTGAAGGCTTTCTGAATCATGGCCTTGTCTTGGGCCTTGTCAGACTTACCGCCCTCTTTCATCATGCGGCTTGCTGCCAAGCCAACAGGAGCGGATGGGCCAGCACCCATCGAGCGCATAGCGCGGCGACGAGCGGCCAAGGAAGGAGCCATAGGGGTAGCAGCCTTTGCCATGCCGCCACGGGCAGGCATAGCGCCCATAGGAGCAGGTGGCATAGCGCCCATCATGCCGCCATCGGCCTTCTTGACGCTGCCGCCTTTTTTGAGCTTCAGTTCGACTGAAGGCTCAGTGGTCATCATTTTGACCATTGGTTTGAATTGACCCATGATTTGCTCCTTATGCTTGTGTGACGCCAAACGCGCCGACACGGGTTGCATTCGGGCCTGCCGCGATTGCTGGCAGGGCTATACCCATCACAAGGCGCTTGACACCGTCCGCCGCCGAAGATGGGAGGTAAGTGCCTCGCACATCGCCAGTAGTGGTGGTTGCTGTGGCGGTAGCGGCAACGGTCATGGTGCCAGCATCTTCAGCCAAGGTGTTGTCCCAGCCAGCGCGGGTTATGTAACCTCGGTCAATCACTCGCAAAGGCAGACCCAGAATATCAGTTGTGCCGACAGCCACGGTCACTACGCTGGCTCCCGAAGAAACAACGCTGGAGATTTGGAAGAAGGCTTTCTTACCGCTGACAGTCGTTGACGCAACCGTTCCTGTTGCAATCACTTCGCTCATGGCCTGACCGTAGTAGTCGTAGCCCGAGACAGTGATGTTGACACTGGTTGGGCTACCTGCTCCTGTGGTGGTAGAAACAGCACGGGGGCAGTCCAATTGCAGTCCGGTAGCGCCGTTTACGAGGGTTGCCGACCTAACTCCAGCACCAGCGGCAAGAGTCAAAGTTGTGGCGGTGGTAATCACTGCCGCAACAATGTTGGTTGTCAGCTTGGCCTGTGGCACCACATCCCAGATGTACAAACGACCCAAGGGGCCAACGCCCACATCCATTGGGGCAGGGTTTTGCAACAAGGCATTACCAGAACCAACGATGGTGGAGCTTGCAACAGTCTGCGAAGCACTTACGGTGTAGGTGCCTACGCCGCCAGCGCCAGTACCAAATGCCGTGATGTAGGTTCCATTGGTCAGCGAGGTCGAGCTGTCAATGTACATACCCAGAACAATTGGGTCGCCCGACAGCATTGCCGTGACGGTCAGTGTGGTGGTGGCTATGGAGCCAGTAAAAGTGGCGGTATTGGGGTAAGCGTCTGTGCCTTGATAGGCGACAGCCGTTCCCAGAAATAGATCATCTGAAAATTGAGGCATGGTCTGCTCCTTGAAAAGTTTGACCGATGTTGATAATGGTCAGGGGTGGTTAAGGCCCACCCCTGAAAGCCTTGTGACTTTACAGTCCGGGCGTGCCGTACATAGCGCGTGGGTCGGTAAATCCGGGGATATAACGCTCAGTTGCCTTGTAGCGCATTGAGTCAGTCTCGAAGTCGCCTTCCATAGTCTTCTCCAGCTTACGGCGCATCAAGAGCTTCATGCCCTCGGGTGCGTCGGTTTGGACGAAGAATGCGGTTGCGGAGGTCAGACGCGACAGAACAGCGGCACCCTCGTCCAGCAAGCCGATGGACTTGATGGGGTTGATGTCGTTGTTGGCGTTGCCAGCACGCAGAACCGATTTCAGCAGAACTTCGGCTTGGAAGACGTTGCCGGGGGCGACCACCAATTGGCGGGGCACCAGACGAATCTTCTTGCCGTTGTTGTCCACAGCTTGACGAATCTGAATCAGCGTTTGCTCCAAGGAGGTCTGGCTCAGGTTCGCAGCGGTAGCGAGTTGGTTGCTGAAGGTACCGTTCACGATAGGGTGAGCGGTGTTAATCAGAGACACGCCATCGCCGCCGGGGTAGCTGGAGTTGAACGCACGATTCAAAATGTTCGCGCACAGGGTCTCTTTGGTCTCGATGAGAGACTGAGCCAAGTGACGAGCATAGACCTGACCAATGCGGATATGGTCGCCGTCTTCAACCAGAACTTTGGTCAACGCGAAGGCAAGGCCATACACGTTGTACACATAGCGCTGAAGGAAGAGTACGCCGCCCTGCTGGTACGAAACAGGAGTTCCGTCTGGCAGTTGAGGCGCAGCGCCAAATCCGTACAGGACAGGCTCTTCGTGGTAGTTGCGGGGGATACCGTCTTGCTCACGGAAAACCCGTGACCATTCGTCGGTACGTTGGTCGTAGACGCCATCGAAACATTCGTTCAGGATTGGTTCAACAATCGAACGGAAGTCCGTACTTCTCATTGGAGCAGCCATTTTTTAGACCTCCTTAAATTGCGTTGATGGTGGCAACATACTGGCTTCGGCTCACTTGAACCTGTACCACGGTGTATGCATCACCCCAAGCGTTATCGACACCGGGCGACAGGTTGATGATTCGCAAATCACCAACAGCGCTCGAACCCACCAAGCTCGTAGAGATGGTGCATTGCGACAGACCCGTGGTTGTGGAACCAGCGGTGATGTTGCTGAAGTTGGCTTGGTCTCCAATGGAGGTCTGGGCCAAAGAACCATCTGCCTGAATGTCGTACACGATGTTTGGGTCAGAGTAGTAGTACGCGATGCACGAACCAGTGACATACGCGGTAGACGCAGGCCAGTAGTTAGAAACACGCACACGGCCAGTGGTATCAGTCCACTGCACACCAGCAAAAGCACCTTGATAGGCGCTGCCAGCAGTAGCAGCAATCAGAACACCAGAGGTGTTTAATGCTACAGGTTGGCCTTTCAAAATAGCCGAACTGTAGCCAGAGGCAATACCGTCAGTCAGCGCAACCGCTCTATCCAAACCAGTTGGATGGAAGGAGGGACGCAGACCGAACGGAGCATTTGTCGAAGACATAAGTAACTCCTAAGTTAATTACCCGTAAAACACGGGAAGTTTCACATTGTTCCGGTCAAACTCGCCAAAACCTTCGCCTTCGACGTTGACAAGAGACTTGCCATTGCTATCGCGTCCAGAACCTTGAAGCTGCTCAACTTGGAGTCGAACTTTGTCCGCCTCGTCCATCGGTAACTCATGGTGCATCTGCAACATAGCTTCCTGATAAATCTCCATAGGGAGCTTATAAAGAACCATTTCATTGCACGCAATAAAACCAGTTTGCTCTCCAGCCTTTACGCGGTAATTGTCGAATCCGGGGAACTCATCCGCCATAACGGGAACGTACCCTAGTCGCATCCGCTTATCAATGCTGTCGTAGCTATTGGTTGTCGATAACCAGCAAAGGTGCCACCCCGGTAATTCCGGGACTTTTGGCAAAGCACTTTGTGTCCACTCATCGCTCCACATCTTCCGACGTTCCTGCGCTGACATGAACTTTCCCTCTGGGGCTGCACGGCTGGCGTCCTCACTTGCGCGAGTTTCGCGTCCACCTGCGGACAGAGATTTTTTAAGACGAGAATCCATAATGTTTAGCTCCTTTTGTTTCGTGCTTCTAGGGCGTACCGCTTGATCATTCGGTTACGCTTTTCAAGGTTGTCCCACATGCCCGCATCTTTCATGGCCCGAACCTGTTCTGGTTCAAGCACAAAGGTGTTGCCACCTCCTCGGATGCTGGACTCGCGGCCCGACCCCGTCACTACACTTCTGGGAGGACTCCTTCTGGTTCGTTCGTCTCGTGATAGTGTATACCTATTGGGAAGCCGTTTTTCTAAGCGTTTGTCTAACTCCTGCCAATATTCTTCAGTTTCAGGGTTAAAACCCTCTTGAACTAGGCGATTGTCAATGACTTTGGCAATCTGGGAGTCCTCGTCGGCTCCATTTGGGTCATACCAGTCATTGCGCTCCATCCAGTTATTGGCAAGGCGCTGGAGGCGGGGATTGACCGCGCCACCATCTTTTTGACCCTCGGCAGAACGAGTCTTGAAGTTCTGCATGGCCTCCAACTTCCGTTTGGTCTCGTACCAAAGCTCTTGAGCCTCTGCGAGAGCGGCACCGTCAGCGTTGTCGGTAGCTTCCCGCAGCTTGGCTGTGGCGTACCGCAGACGGAGTTGCTCGTCTTCGATAGCCTTGTCAAACCGGGCAAGGTCTGCGCCGTGGGTCTTGCGTTCCACGACGGACAGGCGCTCCATCAGTTCTTGGTTCTGGCGCTGCAACAGGGTCAGACGTTGGTCTTTCTCCACGTTGGTGCGCTTGATGTACTCCTTCTTGGCGCGGCGGCGATTGCGTCGAGCTTCCCGCACCGCCTCGGTGTCATCGGGGTGGTCAACGTCATCGGCGTCAGCTTGTTTGCCGCCATCAGAGTCATCGTCATGGACTGCCAAATCATCTGGCAGGTCAACGGTGGCAGAACCGTCCGTCTCCTCAACAACGTCGAGGAGTTCTTCCGTGTTTTTTTCACTCATAGGTAAGCCCTCATAGCAAGTGGGTCGCCGGTCAGCTTGGCGATAACTTCGTGGTCGTTCAAGACCATGAACAAGGCTGGGTCGTCGTGGTCGTGAGAGCCGGGAACGCGAACTTCCCAACGGTCACCACCCCACTTCGGTACGCGGATGTACTCACCCACGCTGCACCAAGAGCCTTCAGGCCACCCCTGCATCGTGTCCCGATGCTTGAATGCCAGTGGGCCAATCTCGATGACCTTCGCCACCATGTTCTGCCACTTTTCGGTTTCTTTAGTTTCTTCAACCAAGATAATTCCCGCGCTAGTCGTCTTTTGCTTCGTGCGGCGGAGTTGCACCAAGATACGTCCGCCAAGAGGTTTTGCGCCGGGGTCTACGCTCGGAAATGCCCAAGCTATTTCAGCCGCGTTAGCGACTTCCGGTTCGTTCATGTTCATCTTCATCTTTCAAGAGTTTGTTAAGTATGTCGAGGGCTTCTTGCAAGCCCGCGAAATGACCGACCATCCGGTGGTAAGACTCCCAGTTAGCTGCATTTCCAGCAGCAAGGGACGCGGCTATTTCAGCCTGCCTAGCCTTGACTCCTCCGATAAGGTCGCCTACGGTTCTCATTTTTTCTTAGCTTGCGATAAGCCTCCTTGTGGTTTTGCGGGTTGGTTTTCGCCCTTGGTTTGCATGGACTGGCCCGTAATAGGCACGCCCATTGCCATGCGCTTGTGCTGGGGCACATTCACGCTCTTTTGCTCTGCATCACTGGTAGCCATAAGGTACTCCTTGGGTTGGTTTAGGTACAGACTTGCTTTGCTCAAAGTTGAGCTTGGCCGCATCCCGTGTTAAGCGGGCTGTTTCGATGCGTTCTTTGGTCTCTTGGTCGCCCTTGGCGATGGCAAGGCGCAGTTGCAGTTCTTCCATGTCGATTTGCTGCTGCTGCTGTAGTTTGTCCATGTCCATCTTGATGCGGGCCTGAAGCTCCTGACCCTTGAGGCCCATCTCGGCTTGGTCGCGCTGGGTGCGGCGTTGGGTCTCGGCCATGCTGGTGTCGAGCAGGACTTTGGTCTCTGCCGACATCTGTGGCTGCGGCTGGAACTGCTGCAACTGCTGCTGCATCTGCTGGATGGCGGGCATGACCTTTTGCAAAGCCTCGTCGCTGTCCATGCGAACGTGCTGGGACACGGCAGAGAACAGCTTGTCGAGCTTGGCTGGGTTCTTGACCATGTCGTAGTCTTGGGTCTTGTTGTCCATCGACATATCCACATAGCCGTTCATGCGGTTCAAGTACCACAAGACCAAGTGCTGTTTGATGTGTTCCATCGCACGCGGCAGGTAGGTCTGCGCAATTGCGGGGTTGCCGCCCAGCACTGGGTTGTTGGCAAAGTCCAGAATGACTTGAATGTGGGAAAGGTGGTCTTGTTCGATGTAGGCGTAGGCCGCTTGACCCAAAGCCATTGCCACGTTCTCGTTGGCAGCGTCCAGCTTGGTGGGAGAAGGTACATCGACCATGAGTTCGTTGACACCGGGCACCTTTATCTGCTTCAAAAAGCGCTCCAGCACGACTTTTTGGTTGAACTGGGCGGGATACTTCTCCATCAGCGACATCACGGCCTGCGTTTGGGCCATGCGCTGAGTTTCAGAGAAGATGTGCGGGTCGGAGACGGGTATCACGTCCGTGATGCGGGCAAAATCCTCTTTGGTGATGTCCAAGTCTTCCACAACCTCGCCACGGCGCATGTCATCCAAGTACCAGCGGTTGATTCGACTTAAAACACGCAGCACACGGCCCTGAGACTCGTGCAAACGGGCGTGGATGGCCGAGAAAACAACTGCGCCCTGCTCAATCAACGCCTGAGTGGTGCCAACAGGGGTGTTTGAGTTGAGGTCAGCAATTTTTTCCTCTGCCGTAGTCACCACACCCTTGGCGGCGTTGGTCAGAAAGCCCAAAAGCTCAAACAGAACGGGCGATGGCGGGTTAAATGGCATGGGCATAGCCAGCTTGCGGACATCGTCCACCCCCGGCGCACCCTCAATCTCCACCACTTGGGTGACTTCGACCTCTTGGGACTGCCCAGAAATCTTGCCGCCCTTGAGCTTCAGGAGCGTCGCAGCGTTGTTGATGTGGGCAGAGTCCAGCAAGGCCCGCAAAGCGCCTGTGAGGGCCGCAGAAAGCCCGCCAATTAGCTGTGGCAGGCCAACAGCGAGTGCGCCACGCCACGGAATGAACTTGAACTCGACAATCCAGTCGAGCTTGGTCATTGTTTCGTCGCCTTCTTCCCAGTTCCGGTACAGGCCGATGACCTCGCTGGACAGGTCGTCAATCATCAGAATGTACGGAGCGGCCTCACCCTTGGAAATACCGTCCTCTTCCAGTTCCAACGTGGTGTAGATGTGATAGACGGTGCGCATCCCGTCTTCGTTGTCGTTCTCGGACTTGCCCTCAATCTTGTTGGTGGCCTTTTGCGAGAGCGAAATCTCCGGGTTCATGGTTGCCCGGATGTAGCTGGTGTCGCGGTACAGGCCAGAAGCCACGCGGCTCTTGTACTTTGCTTCCGAGATGATGTCCACCTCGGTCACGCGCTCGGCGTTGTAGAAGTTGCTGGCCGAGTACGGCAGGATGACGTTGTCTACAGGTAGAAATTCAGCACATGGTCGCTTCTTCTTCTCGTCGTACCAGAGCTTCATGTACTGACTGCCGCCCAGTGGTAGCTGAGTCAGCATCTGCTCCTGCTCGTCGCGGAACTCTTCAATCTGCTCGGTCAATTGCCAGTTCATAAAGTCGCGCTTGCGCTCGGCAATCTCAACCTTGTCGTCGTCCACATCACCCAAAATCTTGGTGCGGGTTGGGCCGTCAGGCGGGAACATCTCTTTGATGGCGCGGGATGCGAAGTCGATACAGGCTTCGGCCATGACAGGATGCACCACCTTGCTTGCGCCGTTGAAGTTGGCTCCGCCGGGGGCGTCCTTGCCCATGCCGGTGCGCTTGATGCCCTCTTCGTACTGCTTGTCGCGCTCCTTGCGGGCTTCCTTGTCCTTCTCGACCAGTTCGATGTATTTCAGCGGGAGCTTGTCGAGGTCATATGGGTCGAACGAGTCGGCCAAGTTCTGGTAGAAATCCTCGTCCTCCATTGGGCCTTTGTCGCCAGTGTGGACAATGACCGAGCCGTCTGGCAACTCTTCGATGGTCGAGTCATCCAACTCAGGCATCTCTACCTCTACGCCTTCACTTTCCGCGTCAGGCGGCTCACCGCCGATGAAGCGCTGGAACTCTGGGTCAATTGGGAACTGTGTTGCCATGTCGTTTTACCTTTTTGGGTTTGCAGTGGGCGAGGCCACCAGCCATTTTTACTTCGCCGCCTTCTTTGCGCTGGAGGCCCGTCTGTCTGACATCAGGCATTCCTTCTTTGCGGTACCACGGCAATAAATCTCCTTCGCCTGTGCTTATCTGCCGCAGCACTTCAGCGCGGACATTTGCAGGGTTGGGCTGAATTCCTTTTTTGTTGAGAGTGTACGCAACCTGCTTCTCCAGCAAATCAAGGGCATCACCCCGTGGTGAACGCAACCCCGTCAACTCTCCGCCACCAAACCAGCGGCCAGCCTGCGCCATACCGCCGGGGATGCCAAGGTCTTGCGCAATTCCCAGCAAGCCTTGCTCACCTGCGTTGTACTCGGTGTTGCCAAAGCCGCCTGCTTCTTTGAAGTAGGGGTGAAACCGACTGCCTTGCGTTTGCCCTGCGGCCTCATGGACATCCAGCACCACGGACTTGGCAAAGTCACCCGCCTTCTGGGTGCCGTAGGTTGGAATCTTGTAGTTGGTTGGAATGTTGGCCTTGCTCATCTCGCGCAAGTTTTGCCCGCCTTCAAGGACGTTTTGCACACCTTGCCGATGAACTGGCATCAACGGCACGCCAATGCCAAACTTCTCCTGAAACTCAACCATCTGCCGCTCAACGTTTTCCTCTGTCAACGGGATGCCACGGGCATTCATGTCGCGCATCAACTGTCCCACTGACATTTCGTTCATGATGGAGTTGCGTGCAGATGCCGGGGCAAGCGAGTGAATCCATTGCTCAAACTTCTCCGCAGGCATCCCTGCTTCCATCACTGCTTGCTTCACCGGGTAGAGCGAAGCATAGAACGTCTCGCCACCCAACGGCAGGCCACGCTTGATTTGTCTCTCAATCAAGGAACGGTTTTCTGGGTCGTTGTACAACTCTTCCACATGAGAGATGTTGGCGCGGGGTGGGATGTCTCGTGGGAATGCTGTTTGTTCAACGCCGGGAAACCCTTCTAATGCGTCCTTGATGGACGAGCGGTCAAATGCCTGCAACTCAGGAGGCGGCGGATTCCACGGCTCGGTGGGGATGGACAGAAACTCGTTAGCTTTGCGCTTGCGCTCCGCCACCACCTCTGGTGTGTTCTGCAATTTTTTGGGCTTGCTGTCTGCGTAAGACGATTTCACCAATGCCCCGTACACTTTTTGCAATTCTGGTTTTTGAGTTCGCTCCCAATCCAGCTTACTCTTAGCTTGCTTTGTGGCTTTGCTCATCACCTCTGCATCACTCAGCTTTGGGTTGGCTGCGGCAATATTGTCGGCAAACTTGGCTGCTGTTGAGTCCAGTATTTTTTGGCTGTATGGAGCAACGTCTTTAGATTTTTTTGCAGCCTTTGCAGCCTTCTGCGCCTTGAGTGCTGCGCCACCAATGCCCATGTGCGGCTCTTCTGCAATCATGTCCAGCAGGCGTTGCTTGGCATCGGATACCGAGCCACCTGCGGCCATGCGAATTTCGCCACCTTTTTTGCGGCGCTGCACCGGGGTCTTGTTAAACATGATTGCCATCGGCTTGGACGCCTTGGGGTTTGCCATGCCCTCGTAGCCATACTCACGGACGAGGCGCTCAATGTCGTTGGCGTCCTGCGCGGGGTAGGCGATGCCTTGGTTGTACTTGGCGGTGTAGGGCGTGCGGTTGGACTCGCGGGCCAGCACGTTGAAGTTCAACGGGTCTTGCGTGATGTCGTACAGGTTTGACGACTCACCACGGTAGCGGTTGACGCCAAGCCCCGGCTCCGGAAGGACTGTTCCGGGTTCGCCCATGTAGAAGTAAGAGCGGTCACGCACCGCGCCGGGGTAGTTTATCAGGCGCTCGGCCTCGGCACCCTTGATGCCCGTGCCGTACTTCCGGGGGTCAGTAAAAGTCAGACCCGGCTCGTTGCTGAAGTGAGTTAGGGGCGATTGAATAGAAGTTCCCGGCATTGGCTTGTTTGCGGCAGCAAGGTAGTCAGGAATGCCTCCAGCAAACTGGGGATTCATAAACTCAGGTGGCAGTAGCACGGCTTTGTTGGGAGCAAACTCCAACCCGGAATACGCTTGGCGCTTTAGCTCCGCAATTTTATTTACAAGGGCTTTATCACCGCGCCTGCTGGCCTCGTTTCCTAAGCGCTCGTACTCCGATATGGTTTGCTTGAGCTTGGCGTTCAGCGGGCTGTAGTTCACCACCGAATTTTGCCCACGGGTCTCAGCCGTCATAGCCATCCGCGCAAGTGGAGAGTACATCTGCTGGTGAACAGCCCATGCCATCTCTTCGCCCTTGGGGCCAAACTCGTTGCCGTAAATGGCGTGACCCAAAAGATCATGGACGGCCCGGAACTTTTCGTTCTCATTTAGGCCGCTTTGCGGATCGACGTTGTGCAAGAAGTCGTGTTTGTCGCCACCTTGATAAACGTACAAGTGCTTGTTTCCATGCACATCAGAGGCCATGTCCTTGGCCCCGTTGTAGTTGCCCTCACCAGCGCGGTGGTACGAGAAGTTGTACGGCAGTCTCTTGAATTGATCGTCAGTCTCCTTTGCCATCTGACGGTAAGCCTTCTCCATCAGGTCGTCGTAGTTCTTTGCGCCAATCCTCTCCATCAACTCAGGCATTTCCCGGCCATAAGCCCCAAAGATTGCAGACTTGTATTCGGGCGATCCTTGGACGGCTAAATCAAAAGTGCGGGCAATGCCCGACTGTTTTGCCAACGAGCTACTGGGAACCTGCGGAACTCCAAAATCTGCCCCTTGAGTGTCTCGCGTGTACTTCCTTGCAATGTTAAGCGGCTCGTTCGCAACTGGGTCAGCAATTATTCGACCCACCTCTTCTGACGATAGGAATTTCGGAACTTCGCGTCCAGCTTGTTCTGCTCCTCCTCCGTCAAGGGCGGAGCCTCGTAGCCCATCAGTTTCTTTAATTCCGCGAGTTGTTGCCTTGCTCGTGTCAAGTGCTGTTGGGCTGACTCGGAAGAACGGGCCTTCTTGTTTTGTTGCATAAGTAGCTCCTGTTTCTAAGGGTGTAATTTTGCTTGGGGTTAAAGCCTGTGTTGTTTTCTTTGCAGCACCAGCAGCCGCACTGCCAGCCTTAGCTCCCGCTTTGACTGCGCCATACCCTAGAGCAGCCACGCTTGCGGCGTCTAGCATGTCAAACGCATCAGGCATCTGGCCGTAGCCAATGTCCTCGGCCACCTTGCTCAGGCCGGGTGTGCCCACAAGGTCGGACATTTTTATTGCCTCCAGTACGTCCTTGGTTGGCACGGTGGTCGTGGAGATGCCGGGTTTCTTGTACTGCATCGGCTGGCCGTACTCATAGTCCTCGGCAGGCACGTTCGAGCCAAAAGTGATGTCAGTCGGGATGGAGATGTTGGACGACTCCATCCGCTTGCGCATATCAGGGCCGACAAAGGGGACTGCACCGACTAGATTACCGACTAGGTTGGACAGCGACGGGCCTTTGTCAATCAACTGGGTCGCGTAGTCAGCGCCGCTCTTGATTGCGCCAGCAATGGGGTTGATTTGGCGGGCACGCATCTCCGCTTCTTTCTTGGGCTGCTCGTAGCGCTCCCACGGGTACTTCGGGGTGCGACCACCACCAGCCATGTGGACAGCGCCACCACTAGCCTTGGTGATGTCAGGGTCGTTTAGGTCGTAGGTGCCACGGTTGCCGATGGCGGACTTGATTTGCGTAGCGTTGAAGGGCGCGTAAACCTCCGAGCCGTTCTCAATAGCAATTACGCCATCATGACCTAGTCGCTTCATCGCGTCGGTTGCCACTGTGGACTTTACAAGGTCAAACCCCCTTGGCATATGCTCACGTTCGTAGCCAGAGGCTTTGTATTTGATGGCCTTGGGGATGTCTTCAAGTAACTCCTCAACACCAACGCCCAAAGCCTTTGCCACAGCCGTGGCCTCATCCATATTCAGTTCGCCAGATAGGTTTTTAATAAGGCCGGTTGCGTAGAAAGGATTTTCAATTGACAAATGCACGGGCATGATGTTCACGCCTTGTGGAACATTGGGGTCTTCTTCCCAAGGTCTATGCTGGGTTTTCCAATACCTAAACTTCTGAGACGCAAAGTCGTTTGCAAACTCCGGGTCGTTTGTCATCCACCCGGCAATGTTGGTGCTGTTCTCTGTTTTTGGGTCTTCTTTTGGGTCAAACCGTTTGACATTCTGATTTGTTGCGTGATACGCCCTGTTCTTGACCTTGCTGCCTTCCAGCATCTTGGCTAGGTTGGCTTCACGCTCTGCTGCCGGGAGGATGGCTTTGGCTCCGGTCTCTGCCGCCTTGGCTACCTTCTGAGCTTTGCCGATGGCCTTCAGCAATCCACCCCCGGCCATGTGAGGTTCGTCGGCAATCATCTGTAGCAGGCGTGCTTTGGCGTCAGTCATGTCCAGCCTCTTGTGGGGAGATGCTCGGGATTACACCATAGGTGGGTGGGGTCGTTTTTTCCCCAGTAGTCTCCACCCTCTTGCAACTCCTGCACACCCACCTAACCCTACCCCCGATTAGGTCATATGACTCTACTATCCCTCCACACTTGCATATCTTCATTTAATGCTCTTTGGTGAATGTTGGAGCAAAGCGCAGCCTTTACCGTGACTCATCACAGTTCCGCTACGCTTTGACGGGATGCTCTTCGGAGCCATGCCATCGCTTACGCTGGACAGACTTGCAGACCTTTCGGCCCTACCACCGCGCTCTATCCTTAGCCCACGCTCCCTGCCTTGGCTTGCTCGTGCAGCAGGGTATCCCAAACGCAACCACCGACGTACCGCATTGCGTCGGCCAAAAGCAAAAACCCCGCAAGATGCTCTGTGGTCTTGGCTCTTGGCGAGAGCAACAGCAAGACGATTGAACAGATGGTCAAAAGACTCGCTTGCCGTACGACAAGACCACACAGTACCCTGCGGGGTTATTTTCATCTGTTCATCGTCTAGTTGCCACACCAGACGGGCGGGAGTATAGCACAGGTTCGGAAGTGTTGGCAAGCGTTGAGTCTCCTTAGATTGCATATGGGTTCACACGGCGGCTCTTCTTGCCTGAGTCCTCGTAGTCGTCCTCGTCGTAGTCTTCCCGTGGCGGTGGGTCAACGTCGAGCCAGCCGCCGTCTCGTAGGTAGCGCAGGGCTTGGGTACACATATCCACGAAGTCGTCGTGGGTGGTCTCGGGGAAGCTGCATATCTGGGACACAAACGGTTCGGCCCAGTCCTTGACGTAGCCCTTGCGGGCGTCGGACTCAGGTATCCACACCCTCCCACGGGAGATGATGTTGGACACGATGTTTAGGCGCTGCACCTTGTCGGCCTTGCCGGGGTTGTAGCCCATGACGGGCAGGTGGCCGCGCTGTAGGTCTTGAATCAGGCTGATGCCTGCGCTCTTGTCCTCGACCAGCACGAGGTCAACACGCTTCTTGTTCTTGCCCTCGCCGTAGATTACCTCGTACTCCTCCATGACCTTGGGGCGCAGGTCGGGGTACTGGAGCCTGTCCTGCCAGCAGTCGATGAGCATGACCGACATCGGGCCGTCCAGTGGCTTGAAGATTCCCCACGTTCCAGCAGCCGTCGGGTCGTTCTGGGTCTTCTCGCTGGTAGCGCAGTCGTAGCTTTGCAGGATGTACTCGAACTTGGGGAACTCCTTGCCAGCAGGCCAGAGTTTGAACATATTGCGCTTGACGATGCCGCCTTCCTCGGGGTCGATGATTTCGGCGTGAATCTCTTGCCGCCCTAGCTTGGTGCCCTCGAATTGCAAGATTTGTTTCTGGAAGTTCTTGGACAGGTTGGCGAGGTTGGTGTAGGTGGAGGCCGTGGTCAGCACGACATCGTCTCCATCCCGCCCCACTAAGTCCACGATGAGGTCTTTTGGTCGCGGGGTCGTAGTGCAGATGATGCGCGTCCTGTCGCCCAGACGGACGGAGAACATGATTTGGTTCCACGCTTCGTCGAGGTAGTCCCAAGCGGCAAGCTCATCGCACCAAGCCCCGTGGAACTGCGGGCCACGGAAGCGCTCAGGCTCGGAGGCTGGGATGCCCTTGATGAGCGACCCGTTGGTCAATCTCAACTCGTGCGCGGTCTTGTTGTAGTCGGCCTGTAACGCCTTGGGTATGACGGCCAGCAGCCCGGAGTCGCCCTCGAAGGCCACCGCCCGGACATCTGCCGAGGTGGGAGCGGCCACCAGCCATCGGGTGTTTGGCTCGGTGAATGCCCACCACCCTACCTGTTCGGCGGCGGTACGGGTCTTCCCGGCACCACGCCCTGCCAGAAGGAGCCAGATGCTCCACCAGTCGCCGTGGGGCAGTATTTGGTGGTCATGGGCCTGCGTGAGCCACTTCATGCGCCACGCCCATGCTATGACGTACTGAGGGCTGGCGTTGGCTAGGTCTTTCTTGACCGCCGGGTCTGCCAACAATTCAACAAGGTCATTCATTGACGGCCAACTGGCGTTTCATCTCAATCTGCTTGACAAGTTCAGCCAGCCCCTGCTCGGCCTCGGTCTTGACTTCAATCTTCAGGGGGTTGTTGGGGTCACCACCCAACTCTAGTTTGTCACCGTACTTTTTAGGTCTGAGCTTCATGGCCGTCCACTTGCGGGCCTCAATGCGGTTCTTCTGCCAAGCGATGTAGGAGGCGCTCAGGTCAATGCTCAGAACCTCCCCGGTCTTCTTGTCAATCAACTCGTTCACCTCTGGCCGCTCATCAGCAATGTCCACTATTTCATCAGCCAGTGTGTCAGCCTGCTCTTCGCGTGCGCGTGTGTACTGCTCCAAAAAGTCAGGCTTCTGCTGCAACCACAAATAAACCACAGCCTGACTGGGCATGTCATCGTCCTTCACGATGGAGCGGAGGCTCTCTCCCTGACTAAGTCGCACACAGATGGCGTCTGCTATGGCTTGGTTGTACTTGGTTGGTGTTCCCATGATGGCTGGGACTACAGGAGCTTTTGTGGCCTTGGTGGTAGCTACCCCTTGGCTTTGGGGCGTTTTGGGCTTGGTGGCCCGTTTGGGTGGCTTGGCGGTAGTTTCTGGCATGGTGAATCCTTATTCCTATGCGGGCCAGTGTAACAAGTTGTTGGCACAGGGAGCTTCAGTAAGGTGTCTCGTGACAGAAAGCAGCCCGTCCGATTACTTTGCGCCAACGAATGTATTCTAACACAAAGTTGCCCCTTACGGGGGCGAGTCGGTCAAATAACAGAGGGTAAGGTGCCCACTGCTTTGACTGACGCGGTTAAGAGGGGAGATTCAAAAAAAACCCTCGGTGCCCACTCACGCCTTACAGCAAACTTACTATAAAGAAAAAAATGGCACCGAAACCGACGATGGCAAAGAGCATGACCATGACACCAAACACCGTATACAAGATGTCGAAAAGGTACTCGTAGTCATCTTCGTCGTCAATCATCTAGTGCCCCTTGCTCTGATTGCATCAACAATCCTTTGTTTAACGTACTCAACGCCTTGGTGTTCTGTGCCAAACCCCTCATATTGCTGTAAGACGTTTTGTACGCACTCTTCACGCTCATGTGCGGCTACCAACTCGGCAAAGCGTGTAAGTTCTTCAACCCAATATCCAGTCTCAATCCGAATGCCGTCATTGTTTGATTCTGTTAGCCGAGCTTGTTTTGCAAGTTCTTTGATGTTCATTTCGCCTCCCTCGCTTTCAGCATTGCGTCTGCATCCATGTACGCTTGCTCAGTTAATTCGTTGAGTTTCCAATCGGTAGATTGGGCAAGGTTTATTCCGAAGGAAAGACCAGCAAAGTGGTCACGCAGAGTCATGTCTCGGGCATAGCCGCCTGTCCTTGCCATCCATGTTGACTGCTCTTCTGTCTCGCTCTCTCTGTAATTTAATTCTGCCTTCATGTTTGCCAGTCCTTTTAATTGTCGGTTAACTTGCTTGCCCATTTGCACCCAGCGATAGTGGTCTTCAGGGCCGATGCTTAATGACAGTCCTATCTGCGCCAGAGCCTCAACAATCTCTTGTACGGATTTTCTGCCAAGGTTTGGCAGCATCAACAAGTCAAACTTTGTCATTTTGGTGAGGTCTGCAAGAGTTTGAATGCCATTGCGCTTAAAAATGTTATGGCACCGCTGAGTTACAGGCAATGCCCAAAGCTCAAATTCAATGTTCATGCCTGCTCCTCAATTGCTGCGGCCAACTTGGCCATGTTCTGCTTGTAGATGGTGTCGAACACAATAATTGCTCCCGCTCTGGTGATAGTGCCGTCCATCATCCGCGTGATGATTGCGGCCAAGTACGCTGGCGGCATCAGGGCGTTCATCAGTTGCCACTTTTGGTCTTCGGTCATGCTTGCTCTTTCTCAATTGGCACATCGCGCCATTCGCCTTGGGTTTTTCCAGCAGCCCTATCAATGATGTTTTGCTCTAGCTCCCACCATTGTTGAAGAATAGGAACTATTTTTGATTCCGTTACGTTTTTGTAGTCTTCAAACGGCACTTGTACTGTGCGCTCAACAAAGCGCAGTCTGGATGTTGGTGTCATCTGCACTCCTTGGTGAACAACGCCCGTGCGGTGAAGCACTCAGGGACGTATTGGTAGTAGTGGTAAGCGTAGCCAGCCACCATCAGAGTTGCGACGAAGCCAATGGCCGCACAGGCAAGGGCACACAGGTTAAGGATGGTTCTCATGCTTCCTCCAGTGTCTCGTTGATGGCTTGCAAGATTTTGTAGATGTGGTCAATCTCTTCGGCCACCAGTTGCCAGCGGGGCACAACATTGCCGATGCTGCCGTCAACATTGAAACGCATGACATCGTAGTCAGCGGGTAGCCCCCGCAGGGCACAGAGCTTGCGGGCGGCTTTTTCGCGGTTAAACGGGGTCATAAATTTTCTCACGATACTGCCTTGCTATGTCGAACATGACGCGCTGCATCATCTCGGGCGGCATAATTTTGAAAAGTTCTGAGTCGATGTCTCTCTTCATAACAACCAAACCATCTGGTGCGGTGTACTTCATAACCACAACAACTTTATCCCTCGGAGTTGAAGAGTCTCTTTTTGCCATCCACACCTGAAGTAAATTTGAATAGCGACCCAAAAGCTCCAGAAATTTTGGCTCCGTCATCAAGTCACCAAAACCAGCTTTTTTACCAATTGACTGAAGAACCTGTCTATCCATATCAACCTCCAATGCCAATCTGGCCCGTCATGCTCAGGTAGTGGTTCTGGCGCTGCACTTGCAGCCACTCAATGCGGCGGGCTTCCGCCTCCTGCTCTTCCCAGCGCTTGGCACCCTGCTCGATGAGGCGCTGGGCGTCTTGGGCTACTTGCTTGTCGAATTCTGCTTGTGTCATTCTCTATCCTTAGTTGCCTGCGTATTGCAGTGAGGTTATTGTAACAAGAAATTAGAACTGTGCGGTTTTTTGTAAAAAAAGTTCTAGGTAGTTTCCCTAATTTTAAGGAAGGGGCTTTTGCCCCCCCCTCTTCTCTTTACGCCTTGGCCCAGTACCCGTAGACACACCTACGGGAAACATGCCGATTCCCGTCAGCGTTCACTGCATACGACTCTCGCTGAGGGTTCCATGTATCGTTGACCACGCCATCAATCACGGCGGTGTAATGCTTACTGACCGACACCACCAAGTGGCCCATCGGCAATTCGCCATCATGCAGGTGAACTTTGCACCCAGTGCCAATGCCCATCGTAGGAGTCCAAGCAAAGCCAATCGAGGCCATGTAGTCCTTAAACCACTTGCGCGTCACGCTAATGCCACTGCGGGCAGAGGCGGAGCGTTTGCCACGCTTGCCTGCTGTCTGGCTTCCTGTGCCCTTGGCAAGAGCCGCGTACACCTCAGCATATGGCAGGCCAGAGGCAACTGCAATTGCACGAGCTACGCAGTCGCCTGCTTTGCCCTTGAAGCCTGCGGCCTCTCGGCCTCCATCGTTGTATTGATATTTCATTTCGCTGTCTTTCTGTGTTACCTGCTTATTGCAGTGATTGGAAGTGTAACACCAAATTAAACAGCGCAAACACTTCCAACCAAAATATTTTCTAAGTAGTTTCCCTAATGCTTGAGGTAATCCAGCAGCCGCTCTAGGATGTCCGTGTGCTGGTCGTAAGGGGGTAGGCTCATCTGCTGCTCAAAGGCGTGCAGGACAAACGATATGCCTGCCTCAAAGCCCTGCTCGTACTCGCTGGGCGGCGGGGATGCATCGGTGGGCGCTTTGCAATCCATGTGAGCAGCGCTGAACATATCCATATGGTCTAGCAGGCTGTCGATGGGCAGGGGCATCTTAGGCGGGGACTGAGTGGCACCGCAGTGCTGGCACTCGTACCGGCCTGTCTCGACGTTGATAAATAGGTGGTCGGTCATGCTGTCACCTCTTCTTTTAATATTGCGGTCAGCGCGTCAATCATTTGCTGTGCGTTTTCCTTGCTGAATGCGGCATAGCAGCTTGCGCCGGGGCGGCTAATTGAAATCCAGACACCTTCTTCATGCGAGGTGACAAAAATGTGGGGAGAGTCCAATTCTTCCCCTTTGATGTAAAACTCTAAATCGCTCATGATGGTTTCTTTCTGGGGCCGAAGCCCCGTTGGTTGATTAACGTGCGGTGACCTTGACGGTGAACACTGCGGTGGTCTTGGTGTACTGAGCCACTTGGTCAGCAGTGATGCCAAGGGCTGCATACAAAGCTTTGTGGTCAACGGTGGAGCGGTTGGACTCGCTATAAGTAGCCTTGAACAAAGAGCCTTCGACAACTTTGTCGCCGCCTGCGCTGGCGCTGTCCTTGATGCCGTCCTTGATGGCGTCAGCTTGCTTGGTCAGTTCGGCGATTTGCGCGAGGAGGTGACCGAGGGTGTCCACGTTGCTGGTGGAGACTGCGGACATTTCGACTTGAGAGACTTGCATGATGTTTTCCTTAGTTGCCTGCCTTGCGGTATTGCTTGGTCAGTGCCTGTAGTGTAACAAGGAATTACACTAAAAACCATCTCTCTCAAAAATATTTCACAATTTTTTCTATCGAATTCTCAAACCGATTAGTTTTTTTAATTCTGCTCTGGTGTCCTCCAGAAGCTCGGCCTCCCCGTACCCCCAATGCTTAGGGAATCCCTTGGTGCCCAGTCCGTGGACGCCCGTCTTGCCCCGGTGATGCTCCGGGCACAGGGGTATCACATCCATATGACTGGCGCGTCTCCCAGCCCCTGTCCCGGCCCTTGGATGGTGTAGTTCTGCCGGGGTGCCCTCGTAGCCCATCCTTCTGCACACGGCGCAGCCAAGCTCCGCTACCAGCGACATGTGGCGCTGCTCGTCTTTGGTGGTCATCTCTTCCTCTTCGGGCGGGGGCAGTCTTCCGGTATCACTACCACGCACCAGATGGCCTCTGGCGGGCGTTGATGACGGCCCAGTATCCATCGGTCAATGTAGGCGTCTGCCATTTTCTTGAGGCACGTTCTTGCCACGCGCTCGTCGATGTTGGTTCTGACGCAGATGTCCGACACACTCAAGCCGTCGGTGTATTCCCTTAGCAGCGCTCGGATGATGGGCGGCTTAGGCTTGTAGCGCTCATTCATTGTGGCGGTGTGCGGGTAGCGGTCATGTGTTCTTCTCCTTCAATGCGGCTTCATGGGCGCGGGCAAATTCCATCCAGTCAAGCGATTCCTTGTACCAAAGGTCAGCTAGTTCATCATCCGTCAGCCCTGCCCACGGGCGTTTGCGTTCTTTTATGCTTGCGTCTAACCATTGGCCCAATCGGTCAATGTGCAGCATCCCTGTCGGCTCCTGCACAGGTGCTACGGGTGGGGTGGTTCGTTTAGACATCATGTGCGTCAGCAACGGGCTATGCCTCCCGTTTGATTGCACAATGTGTAAAGGCTCCTGCACTGGCTGTGCCTCAAATTCAGACATCACTTTATGCGTAGCGCGAACCACTGCGTCTTCAAAGCTTGCCCGCGTGTCGCGTTTAATTGATGCCAACTGCTTTTCAGCGATCACATCCCAATCTTCCTCTTGCAACTTGTCCGCAGCCGCCGCACGCTTGGCCCGATAGCCACCGCCCCACGCACCCTGCCTGCGGGCCAGCTCGTCAAACGCTTCGTCTTCTTCATTTTTCATAGCATTCCATTTCGTAACGTGATGCAAGTGCCCTCAAGCTGCGTGATCATCTGACCACCTTTGAGAGACATCTTGCGAAAGTTTTCTTTCTGCGACTCCAGTGCAGCGCGGCACTCCACCTCGCGGGTGAAATACTTCATCGACTGCGCAAAATCGCAGTTCCCGTTGAGGCAGACAAACAAGACGGGGATGTAGATTACTTGAATCACAATGTTGCCTTTCCTTCTGCGCGATCATTTGCAGATTGTGTACGCCATATTTCCACGCGGGCCTGTGCGCCAATCAAGTCCCATCGGAGCTTTTCTTCAACCTCCACAGCGGCCCTCAAGCCATCTAGTAGCTGCAAGTATTCATCGTGAGCATAGGCGTCTCGTTCCTGCGCCGCAATCACCTTCTCGTCGCTGCGCTTCATCAGAATAGCCTTCAGGCTCTTGCGGTACTCTTCTATGTATGTTCTCTCTGCCCGTGCTTTAGCAAAGCGTTTGCCGTGGATAAGGATGTAGTCCACCGCCTCATTTGGGTCAACTTCTCTCATTCCATCTCCTCAATTGTAATTTTCAACATGCCACCGATGTCGGGTGCCCAGTAGATGCGCAGGTCGTGTATCTGCGAGTCGTCTTCGTACACCCCGGCGTGGGCCAGCGAGTCCAGCGTGGCTTTCAGGAGGTTGTCTAAGTCGCGTCGGCGGTTGTCTGGGCGGTAAGCCTCCACCGTAAGCTGTAGCGGCCCGTCAAAGTGCTTCTGGGAACGCTGTATCAGCATCTGGTCGGCCACAGCCGTGCGGTAGGCGCGGCCATCGGCAGAGATGAGCATCCGCCCATTGACGGTGCGCCAGTAGGCGTTGACGCTGGGAGGCCAAGGCAGGGTGATGTTCAGGGGCATCATTGGCGCTGCTCCGGTATGCGGTTGCGGATGGCGTCACCAAGCTCTTCGATGTTCACGCACTCGTCAGCCATCTTGGCGCAGGCTTCTCTCTCCAACATGATTGCCATCATGGTGGCCTGCATGGCGTAGGCCATGATTTCCTTCTTCACATCCTCAAGCGCTTCGTTGAACTCCTGCTGGGTGAACAGGGTCTGACCCTGACTGAACACGTTTTTCCTGAACGGATTTTCTTGCATTGATTTGCTCCTGTTTCATTGTTTTGACCAACTCGTCAACGGCTGGCTTGCCCCGTGACTTCTCCATTCTTTCCTTGAGGTCGTACCACCATTTTTGCGTTTCTCCAATTCCAATCTCACTCACTTTTTTGTTGAACCTTGCTATCCACTCACGGGCCTCGCACTCATGCATGTACTGAATGATTGCAGGGTCTTGCTGTATCCGTACATGGTCTTCCTCCACCCAGATGGATACCTGCTTTTTTGCGCGTGGCTTTCTCACCCCTTCACCTTTGCAATCAACTCGGCAATGCGCTGCTTGTTTTTTGCAATCTGCTCGGCAGTGAGCTTGTTCTCCAGCCGCAGGGCAGATGGCTCGACATAGGAGCGGCGCAGCAAGGACAGGAACTGCGGCAGGGTAGGTGGCTCCTCGGGTAGCTGCTCTAACGCACGCTTGATGGTCTCAGCACTGGTGCCAGCCATCTTCTCCGACCAGTGGTTCATCGCGTTGATCACACCAGCGTCCGTGCCGTCAGCCAGCGTCTGACCCGTCTTCCACATGTTTAAGAAGCGAGTCCCGTAGTGACCCTGCATGGTCGCAAAGACTCTCTGAATCCAGCCTTCAGGTAAGCGCTGCATATGCCCCCCGCTCGTCTCCAAAGATGGCCCGAGCCGCGCTCAGTTGCGCTGGCTGGTACTTGGTCTGGTCTTTGTTCATCCACTCGGCCTTGAAACTTGCCCAACCGCGCTCACAGCACACTTCCAGAGCTTGCTGGAGGTCGATGCCCGCTTTTTGAGCTTCACGCTCAATACCCCGCAGGGCAGTCTGTGTGATAGGACTCTTCTTTGCATTGCGCAGCTTGACAAAGTCACGCCACACTGCATCGGTAACGCCGTCAGGCGTTGTATTCTTTGGTTCTTTTACAGGTTGAACTTCCTGTTTTGTAGCCAGATTCTGACCCACCACCCGGTCAGCTTCTGACCTACCCTCCGTCAGATTCTGACCCACCCCGTTGAGCTTGTACTGGTTCGGGAGAGAGACCCCTTCCATCGTCTTGTGAATGATGGTCAAGTAGCCAGCACTTTGTAGGTCGAGGAGATGACCCTTGAGGGTTGATACGCCCATCGCGCACTCTTGCGCTAGGAGCTTGTGGCTGGGGTTGCACTGGCCTGTGTGGCCGTTCGAGTGGTTTGCCAGCATCAGCAGAACCAGTTTCTGTCCTGCGCTGGTGCAGGGCTGCTCTATTGCCCATGTCATTGCCTGAAAGCTCATTTGTCACCTTACGTTGTTGGCCGTTACTAGGAGACAAGGCAGGACGGTAACGAAACGTCTTTTCGGGAGCTAACCTAGCCATGTCGCAGTTAGTGTAACATCAAAATAAATCAGGGCGCAACTCTTTCTTTTTAACTGCCTTGCGGGTGTACTGTTCGATTTGTACAGCAAGGGCTGCGCTGGGCCTGCGGGTGCCAGCTATCAGCAGCGCAATCCATGTCTTGGTCACGCCTAGCTCCTTTGCCATTGCTGACTTGGCTCCACGGGGGAGAGGCTGGAAATACTCGACGAGTGTCATTGGTGGAATCCTTTTTTTAACACCCCATCATACCATATAAAAAATATTTTTTGAAAGATGTCGAACATCAAGTTAAACATGCTATAGTGCAGTCCTGTTTAACTTTCTGGAGCGTGTTGTGAGTGAATACGAGGAGCTTGTTTCAGAGAGGCAACAGATGCTTGAGCAGGCTGTTGACCGGGCCGAGGCAGGCAAAGCAACGTGGGATGACTGGAGCCTTATCCGGGCAGAGCTTGGATTGCCACGAAGCCCATTTACCAACTTGAACAGGAGTGAAACATGATAGCGACAGACAGCGGCGGCGGCGACTTCAAGCCCGTACCAGCGGGGATGCACCTTGCACGGTGCTACCGCATCATCGACCTTGGCACCCAGAAGACGGAGTTCCAAGGGCAAGTGAAGATGCAGCGGAAAATCATCATGCAGTTTGAGGTGCATGGCGAGGATGACAGCGGCAAACCCATCCAAATGGATGACGGCAAGCCCATGAGCATCTCGAAGAACTACACGCTGTCGTTGGCCGAGAAGGCCACCCTGCGTGCTGATCTGCAATCGTGGCGTGGACGCGACTTCCGCCCAGACGAACTGCGTGGGTTTGAACTCAAGAACGTGTTGGGTGCATGGGCCATGATTTCTGTGGTTCAGGCGATGGGCAACAACGGCAAGGAGTACACCAACATTGTCAACGTCAACTCGGTGCCAGCGATGGTCAAGAAGAATGGCCTACCTAAGGGTCACAACGATTTGCTGCTGTGGTCGTTTGATGACCCCAACATGCAGGTGTTTGAAACCTTCAGCAACAACATCAAGAAGAAGATTCAGGAGTCCCCTGAGTACAAAGCCAAGATGCAGATTACGCAGGTTCCACAGCGTTCTGCCCCAGTGCCTCAAAGCGGATTTGAGGACATGGACGACGACATCCCGTTCTGATTAAAACGGGGGAAAGCGGATGCTGTGGCGTGACTGTCTGACACGATGCCACAGACGCAGCGAGTACCCCACCTATTTTAAGGATTGAGCATGTTTGGAGTTTTGACCAGAAAAGAATTGGAAGCGTACCTCGAACAGCAGGTAAAGCAAATGGAAGCCGAGCGATGGCATTTGGAGAATGAGCAGGACAGATTTTCTGCCAAGCTCAAAGACCTGCAAGAGCGCGTTGCCATTCTGGAAGACCGCCATCTAGGTGGCTTGATGACGCCCAAAGAGGTTGATGAAAAAATGCAAAAGCGTGTTGATGCAAATCGCTACGCTCGTAGTCAATATCGTAAACGCAAAGAAAAAAATGCAAAAAGCAAAACGCCAAGCTAAAGTATGACGCCGCACAACGAGGACAAGCAAGCGTGGTGCAATGTTGGACAGGAAGCAGAGATTAGGTTTGCTGGCCCACTGTTTTCAGGGGTCAGCATTTTTCAGAACCCGGCCAAGTCGTTTGACAAATATACGCATGATTTTTACATGATGATGCCGTGTGACCTGAAGACAATCCGAACACGTTTTAACACCTCCGATAGATATGGGATACCGCCACTTACAGCTTTCACCCTTAACAAAAAAGACGTTGATAGGTACACTGAAAAGTACCCACACATCATCATCATTTTTGACATTGACTACGGCGACTACAAAACATTGAGGTATGCAACACTGCGGGAAATACAACGAACAATACGGCTAAACAAAGCAAAACTGCACGAATACCTTCACCGGGTTGGTGACAACTCTGGTAACGCAAAAGCGTCTTGGGTTATGGATAGCAAATGGTTCAAAGAACTGAAGTAAATATTTGAAGGAAATTAAAAATGCAAGCAACAGAACCAAGAGCGTCTGAGTCACAGCACTGGTACACCCGTGATGGGGTGCCCCGGTACACCGTGATGGGCAAGAACGGCAAGGAGCGCAATACAACGCTCAGAGACGCTCGAACCGAGAGTCTGGTGCCGTCGGTCACCACCGTCTTAAACGTGGCTGCAAAGCCCGCCCTAACGGCTTGGCTGATGAATCAGGTGCTGATGGCCGCACTGACCCTGCCAAAACTGACAGAAGAGTCGGATGACGACTACTGCAAGCGTGTCATGCAGGACTCCAAGGAGCAGGGCAAGGCGGCTGCAAACGAGGGCACAGACATCCACGCGGCGATTCAAGGCTATTACGAGGGTCAGGTAGTCCGCGCCCACGAACAGAGCGTACAGGGCTGCGTAGAGGCTCTCAAAGGCCACTTTGGTTACCATCCTTGGATTGCCGAGCGCTCATTCGGCCACGAGCTTGGCTTTGGCGGAAAGTGCGACCTATACACCACGACTGGTGACGGCATCGTGGTCGATGTGAAGAGCAAGGAGTTCAGCGACCCAGACAAGGTGGATGCCTACGACGAACACCTGATGCAGCTTGCGGCCTACCGCGTTGGACTGGGTGTTCCCAAGGCACGCTGTGCTAACGTCTTTGTATCCCGCTCGGTGCCCGGTTTAGCCGTGGTCAAGGAGTGGGACGCGGCAGACATTGACCGTGGGTGGAAGATGTTCACTCACCTTTTATCTTTTTGGCAACTCAAGAACCAACACACATGAAATACCTGACCGAAGAAACCATTAAGCAGATTTTCTTTCAATCTGACCGCCCACGCCGTGACGCCATCCTTGCTGACGAGGTAGACATCGTGCAGTTTGCAAATAACCTGATTGCATATGCCCACCCTCATCTTGCAAAAGCAGAGCATGAGCGCTGCGTAGAGATTGTGCGGGGCATGAACCCCAATGTGGCTACGGTTCTGGCGGAAAAAAAGCCTTAACGCATGGGTTGGCCGGTCATCTGCCGTCTGGCTCGGATGACTGCGTCGCGTTTTTCTTGAGCAACTGCCTCGCGGTCTGTAACGTATTCCCTCATTTTTTGGTTGTAATACTCTGGGTCGTCTCGGTATTCTTGAATGGCAGTTGCGCCGAGCGATAGAGGGATTCCAATGGCTGCCGTGGGTGGGAACATGGACAAAGCACCACCAACAATGCCAGTTCCCTTGAGCGCCATCTTGGTGTAGTCGCGCTGGTCTTCTGGCTTTTCGTACTCGTGGGCCATCTCCATTGCATCCAGCCCCGCTGACAGCCCAGCAAGGGGCGGCAAGGCGTACTTTCCAACGGTTCCAGCAGCGCCTACCACTGGCCGCATCATGCTCTTGAACGTGTCAGTAACGTAGTCCAGTCCAGACAATGCGCGTGCGGCCATCGTAGGAGGCGGTGGCGTTGTGGGAACGGGAATGGGGGTTGGCATACGAACCAACGATCCGGGTTGCGGAGGGGTTACTGGTGGCCCCATCTGTCCGGGCGGTATTTCTATTGTTGGGCCTTGCACCTTGTAGCTGGCGCGAGGGCCACCACCAGCGCCTTGGTCGGGCGTCATCAAGCCGCCGAAACGTGGGTTCTCCACATACTTTTCGCCGGGGAACATGGTCTGAACTTTGTTCAAGCCTTCGCGGCGCTGCGAGGTCAAGTCGTGGACGCCGCCAGTTTGCTTGGTCATGTCCAGTGCTTGACCGGCCTCAATGTCGGTCAATCCCGCTGCTTTGGCATAGTTGTACGGCATTGTTCCAGTCTGACCAGCGGCCATGCGGCCAGCGTCTGCACCGCCAGAAGGGATGGGTTGGCGCACAACGCCTTGGCCGCTTGGCGCAACACCCGGCAACCCACCGGGGGCTGGAGGAATTACACCAGCGCTTCGTTGCGCAGCAATTCTGGCCGCTTCTTCAAGGCCAGCACGCTTAACGGCGGCTGCTGTACTTTGGGCACCATAAGCCTTTGCGCCCGTGGCTAAGGTGCCAGCGCCAGCACCAAGGGCACCGCCAAGGAACCGTTCGCCACGGCTTGCGCCTGAATTGTCAATCTCTGGTGCAGCAGGCGGAGGTGGGGCGTCGGCAATGACCAAGTCGCCTTCTTCACTCGACTCTGCCGCAGGTTGGGCCGTAGGATTGAACGGCAACTGCCGGTCTTCTGGAATTGCTTTTTGAGCGTTTGCTACGGCCTGCTCATAATCTTCTTGCGGAACACCAAAGTACGAACCTTTTACGCCAGCATTTAATCCACGAGTGAATGCACCGATGTCGGGGCCAGTGTTTACTGCCTTGGGGAAGATGCGCTTAATCATGTCGGCGTAGTACATGCCAAAAACTTCGGGGTCTTCAAAAGCAGCGTACTTGTCCCTAGAGCCAGTCTTGTTGTCCTTGGCTTCTACGCCAGCACCGCTGAAGTCTTTGATGCCTGCAATGTTGTGAGACGCGGGAATGGACTGACCCCAGCGGCTCTCCATGCCCCATTGACCAAGAAGCACATTCGGGTCTACGTTAATCTCTTTGCTAACCTGCTGGGCAACAGGCCCGTAGGTTGCAATGAACTGCTCAATGTTTTTGTTTGCCATGTTATTCGCCTTCTTTTTTCTTGCGATAAACACCTGTTTTGGAGTCTTTAATAAATCCAGGACTTGGCTCAACTGCGCCAGTTGATTTTGCGGCAGCTTCTGGTTTTTTGAATGTCTTAGAGCCTGAAGCAATGTCCGCAATGTTTTGGTAATATTTGTCGTACATGCTCATGTACTGGTCTGAGTCCAAAAACTCTTCGGCTGTCATTTTGGACTTGACGGCCTTAAATGCTCTTGCTGCTTGACGGTCAAATTGCCCCTTGGCAGTCAGCAGGTCAGCTTTGCGACGAACTGTTTCGGCAGTGTCCTGCGGGCTGATGTTTGCGTTGCCAAGAATTAAACGCTCACGCTCTGTAGTCGAACCCTTCATGGCCCTTTCTGCATTCAATTGCATTTGAGCCGTGTACATCAAGAACGTGCGATATGTTGCTTGTTCTGCCGGGGAAAGGTCAGCATTGCGCATAACATCTTGAATAGCGGGCACGCCAATTGTAAAATTTTTGCTTCCAATGCCACTTTCAACAAGCGCCGCAATTCCAGATGAAATCTTGTTGTTGTTCAAGATACCAGTCATTTTATTGAAGCTCTTGTCTTCAGTAAAACGACGCATTACGTTAGCAGTGGCCAAGGTTTCAATGGCATCTTTGCCGCGTTGAGTGAAATCTTTACGGGCTTCAACTTCAGCAGCAACTTCAGCAGCTTGTTCAAGTTCTTTCTTTTTCTGCTCAAGGTCTTTTGAACGAGCCGCATTTGCTGCGGCGGTTCCGTATCGCAATTCATAATCTTTCATGATTGCTTTGTTTTCCTCGTCAACCGCTTTGACACTGTTGTCATACGCCGCTTTTTGTTGAGTTGACACCACTCCGGTTGGAGGCGCAGGGTAAGCCTTCAAGGCTGGCTTTGGGGGCAGTCCATCAGCAGCAGGAGCGGCGGCCGGGGCGGCGGCCGGGACAGCAGGGGTCGGGGCAGCAGCTTTGACCGCAGGTGCGGCAGCGACTGGTGGAGCAGCTTTGACCTCTGGCGCTGGAGCGGCAGCAGCGGGGGCAGCCGGGGCAGAGGCGGCTGGAGCGGCAGGAGTTATTGCATCAGACGGTTTAATCTCTGGTTTCTTCATCAAGCCCTGTGCTGCGGCAAGAACTTGCTGTTCAAAAACGCTCAAATTTTCCACGTTGCCTTGAGCCGCTGTAATTCGACTCAACGCGGTAAGAATTCTGGTTTCTTCTGGGGTAGGACGAAAATTCTTTACGTCATCAGGGGAGGCATTTTTCAAAGCATTTGTTTTGCCAGCTAAGTCCCGCAATTTAGAAACAAGTTGCTCAGGAGGAGGTTCTTTCCGGGTTAATTCAGTGTTGTAAAACCTTACTGCCCAATCAGGAGCCACACCGCCGCGCTGTTGGTAATCATCCATGAACTTGGCAGCAATTTCTTCACCGCCTATAGACGCAATTTTGCTGTACAACAAACGGTCACGCGAATCCATTGGGAAGGTGCCAGCAATGGTGGTGGTGTCTTTGGGGTCTACACCGGGTTCTGGCAA